AACGCAAAACTGAAAGGAGTTTTGTTATGGACGATTTTGCAACTGGCTATCTGGCTGGGCAGGACGGCGGTAATAACGGCGGCGGATTCTTCGGCAACGAAGGTCTGTGGGCGGTTATCATCCTCGCCATCATCTTCGGCTGGGGCAACGGCGGCTACGGTCGGAACGGTGGTGACAACGGCATGAACAGCTACATCCCCTATCTGGTCGGCACTGGTGCAACTGGTCAGGGCGGTGCAGACACCCGCGCGGCTCTGTCTGAGGGCTTTTACCAGCAGGATACCTCCCGCTCTCTGGCGGGCATCCAGAGTGGCATATGCTCTCTGGGCTATGACCAGCTCGCACAGATGAACACCCTCAACGCTGCCGTTGCGGGCGGCTTTGCTGGTACTAATCAGGCGATCTGTCAGCTCGGCTACCAGAACGCACAGCTTGTGAACGGTCTGGAGCGTAGCGTGTCCAACGGCGACAACGCCATCAGCCTTGCCATCATGCAGGAGGGCAACGCACGGCAGGCGGGTCAGACCGCCATCCAGACGCAGCTTGCATCTTGCTGCTGCGAGAACAAGCAGCTCATCGGCGACCTGAAGTATACCATTGCACAGCAGGATTGCGCTACCCGTCAGGCTATCGCAGACAACGCCCGCGCCATCGTGGACAACTGCAACGCCAACTTCCGCAGCATGATGGACTACTTCACGCAGGATAAGATTGCAACCCTGACCGCTGAGAACCAGAGCCTGAAGTTTGCCGCTTCTCAGGATCGTCAGAATGCACTTCTGACCACCGTGATGTCCCAGCAGACCGATACCATCCTGAACCGGGTCAATCCTCGTCCGATTCCCGCTTATCAGGTGGCAAACCCCAACGTGGGTGTGAACTGCTGCGGCTGCTAACCTACACACTCCCCGATAACACCGGGTGAACCATCGGGGCAGGGGTAAGACACCTCTGCCCCTGATTTTATAGGAGGAAAACACTATGGCTTGCAAAACGAGCTGCAAACTCTGCCCGCATTTGGTCATCAGTCAGGCAGTCACGTTTGCCGACGATACTCTGACCATCAACATCCCTGCCGGGTCTTACGCAGCAGGCGAAAAATATTGCATTGTCGTTGCTCAGAGTTTGCCGGACACGACCACCATCAACGCCCCTGTGGTCATTACCATAGGTGCAGGCACGACCGCATACCCTCTGACCGACTGCAACTGCGCTCAGGCGACCGCCGAGAGCATCCACACCCGCACCCGCTACGCTACCCGTGTGGCAACGTCTGCAACCGGAACCGGCACGTTTAAGTATCTTGGCTGCTTCTGCCGTTCCCACGCCGGTGCGCCTGCGTCCATTTCTTGAGGAGGTATAGATTATGGGCAAGACTAATTTTCGCCGCATGATGATGCTCCGCGACCACGACAAAGACCGTGAGCCGGAACGTGACCGCCTTGAGGAAGAGCGTGACCGCAGGGAGCGTGAGCTGGAACGCCGTCTGCGTAAGCTGGAAGACGGCAATGACCGCCATCCTTACTATCCGCAGGAGGAGAACCGCTACATCGACCCCTACCCTATCCCCCGCTACCCTGACGTAGAGTATGGGCGCAAAATGCCGCAGATTGGCTTTTCGCAGAACGGAGACTGGGATAAGCGGTCTGGGCAGTACGAACGTGGCGGTGCGGACAGCCGCTCGATCAAGATGCCACGCCAGCACCTCACCCACGATGAAGCGGAGGAATGGTGCGACAGCATGGTGAACGCTGACGGCACAAAGGGCTGTCACTGGACGCTGGAACAGACACAGGACGTTGCCAAACAGCGCAATATCACTTGTGACCCGAACGATTTCTGGGCTGTTATGAACATGATGTACTCGGATTATTGTCAGGTCGCAAAGCGCCAGTCCGTTGACACTCCGGGCTTCTACGCTGACATGGCAAAGGCGTTCCTTGATGACACTGATGCTGTGGACGGCAAGGCGTATCTCTACTGGGATTGCATTGCTGATAAGTAAAACAGAACCCCTGTGTAGTCGTTAAAAACTACACAGGGGGATTTTTCTATACGTTAAATCTCAGCTTTTATCGGATGACGCGACGTTTTGCCGCATTGAATTCAAGCACCATCTTCTTGTACTCTGCATAGCAATCTGGACAAAGGTCGCCTGTATCTTTCCTCCAGCCCCATCCATGAAGCAGAACTCTATTTGTGTCGTCTATATGAACAGCGAACCCGCAACGGTCGCATTCTGTTTGCATATATCTACCATTCGCTTTTTTCATTACGAACCCTCCTAAATCTTAGCTTTTATCGGCTGAGTAATTCTTTAATATACAGCGTTTCAAATTTACACAGGATTTCTTTTATTCCCAAAGCGTTGATTTTGACCTCATGTCAAACAAATCTTGCGGGGTAATTACAAGGCTCTTGTCGAGTTCTACCACACTGATAATGGAAAACTTGCCGGGGACCTCTCGCTCGATTCTTGCTTTTGCTTCTTCCTTGCTGTTTGCAAACAAGACGAACGGAGCTTGAAAGTGTCTGCATTTTTTGTCATCATCGTACTGGATTTTGACCCAATAAAAGTTTTCGCTCCCTACTTCTTTCGGTGTTAAGTATTTTTTGACACTTGAGACATCGTAAGTGCAATACCCGATACACTGCGAGTTTCCGTATTTTTCCATAAAGTTGTCATTCCCAATACGAGTTGCCAAAACCATGTGAACGTCTTTCCAACCAACACGGTCATCATTGACCGGTTTATCGTCCATAACAATATCATCAGGGTCTATCACTTTCTTGCCAACCGCCAAATTCCAATTATTTGCAATATAATGTGTCATCTGATACCAGTTGTCAAATGTTTTTACTTCTTTCATGGCATCTTCCAAAGAACCACGATGTGGTCTATAAACAATCATACGTCAATCCTCCTAGAACTCAGCTTTTATTGTTGCTCTGCATAACTACAGAAATCATCAGGTTTTGTATACGCAGGGCTGGAATCATCTAACGTGAAGTGAGCACAACTACACAGTTCTCCTTGTTTGTCCCATGTGTTCCATAAATCACAGTTCTTACACCGAATGACCGCAACGGTATCTACAGAAGGATCTTGTTCCTCTTTGCTTCTGTGCTTGTGTGGCTTGTATGTGCGCATAATCTCTTCACCCTCATTCTCTATATAGAAATACAGTCCACGCACTTCTTCTCAACGGGTTCGCAACCGCAATCACTCCATCGCCTTTTCCAGAGAAGTAGTTACATCACCAAAATCAAAGTCCAGAGCACCAATCATATCGTCCAGAGCATCCACAGCATCAGACAGATTCGTGCAAGCATCATCCGCTTTGTCATACCGCTCACTGCCTTGTAGGTTCTCAGGCATATTGTCACGATACTCTTCTTCTTCCCACTGGATGTCCTTAACATCGGATTTTACACTTTCGACCTCTGCCACAAGCTCTTCCAGCTTTTCACGGATGGAATCAAAACGGTCAATGGTCTGCTTAATGGCTTTTCTACGAGTGTTATTCATCTTCAGATTTCCTCTCAATCTACGATACCGAGCTTGCAAATGTTCTTCGGATCAGTTGTGTAGCCAAATGTCAATGTGTTAATCCATTTTCTTTCCATTTTTCTTTTACACTTAAATCTTGCCCTTTATTCCTCCAAGAAATCTTCCAGTTCAATCTTCCCATCTGCCGCCGCAGCAGCCAGAGCGTACACAAACTGCCCGATGGTCATTCCGTGCCGTCTGGCTTCACGGTTGATGTACTTGCGTTCCTCCTCGCTCATAAGGATGGTAATGCGCTTAGACCGCTTGCCGTCACCGCTTGCAACGCCCTGATGCGATTCCGGCATCGGGATTTTTTTCTTTGTCAAGCCAGCTTCAGCCAGTGCGCCGGGTACATCGCCCTGTTCAATCAAATGCTGCACTTCTTTTGCCTGTTTCAGCTTCTTCGGCTTACTTTCGCCTAACACGGCATCACTTGGCTTGCTTTCACTGTCTTTGGCTTGCTTCGGCTTAATACTGCTTAATTCTGCTTCATTAGGCTGCACATAGCTGTCTGTGGCTTCACTGGGCTTAATCAATGCTTGTTCGGCTTCGTTCGGCTTTGTTTGGCTTACTTCTTCTTCCTTTGGCTCACTTCGGCTTAATGTCTGCTCCGAAAAAATAGGCTGAAAATCAAACCCGCCAAGCAAACCTGTGGATTTTTTGCTGGTTAATTTCATTTTTCTTCCTCCATTTTTGCGCCACATACTGGGCAAAAATTCCAAATCCACTTGTCGAAATCGCTTTCGGAAATCATACCACCACAATTACTGCATTTGATTGCTTGTTCTGCATGGCTGTTATCATAATCGTCCTGAATAATAAAAGTCAAACCCTCTGGACGTTCCCATGTTGCTTTTGGCTGTAAATCTTGCACATCAGCATTTCTTAACGCTCTTAACCTTTCTAACGCATCTTCCAACGCTTGATTGTCACCTTCTTCAAGAAGTCTGTTTCGATAATATTCCATCAAGGGAGCAACGTCTACAATCTTCTTACTCATTTTCTTCTCCTTTCACAATCATCTGCGCCAACGCCTTGAAATCCTCTGCGCTGGTGCTCTTTGCCGTATCACCGCTAAAGAGGCTGTGCCGCTCTGCCTGTGCCTTACGAACGCCCATAGACGGTCTAATCTTCACATCAAGCAACTTTGTGCCCATACTCTGTGCAATCACAGGAAGCTGCTCTACAACTTCTTTGGACAAGTTCTCACGGCTCTTGTACTGGTTCAGAAGCAGACCTTCAATCTTCAAGGTCGGGTTGAAATATCTGCGAACATCACCGATGGTCTGCGAAAGTTGGCTCAATCCGGCAAGCGCATAGCGGTCTGCTGTAATGGGCACGATAATGCTATTGGCGGCGATCAGAGCGTTTACAAGCGCAAGACCGAGCTGCGGGGGAGTGTCCAGAACAATGTAATCGTACTGTTCAGACACGGATTCCAGCGCTTCACGCAGCCGGAAGTTCTTGCCAATGTCCCGGACAAGCTGCTCGTCAATGTCCTTCAATGCGTTGTCTGACGGCAGAATGTCACCGGCTTCGCAGTGCTGGATTCCTTCCTCTACCGTACCCTGCCGGGTCATTACATCGAACAAAGTACACACATTTTCTGTCTGTGCGCCGTAGGTGTCCGTTGCGTTGCACTGGGCATCGCAGTCTACCAGTAGCACTTTCTTGCCAAGCAACTGCAATGCACCAGCCAGACAGGTGCTTGTGGTAGTCTTTCCTGTGCCGCCCTTCTGGTTGGCGACAGCTATAATTTTTGCCATTTTATCACTCTTTCTTTATTCTTCGGGTTCATCAGGAAGTGGCATCCAATGGGTTACATGATATAACACATTATCATCAATTAGTTGCGTTTCACTATTGTTTCCATAGAACGCATCCGTCAACACATCATCTGTATACCATTTTTCGCCTTTGAAGTCACCATAATAACCGAAAGTAACGCCCATCACTTTATCATAAATGATAATCTGAACGTACTTGTCTGGCATCTTATCTTTTACGCTAATCCAACCCATTCTCGCTCCTTTCTGCATCATCTGCTCAACGCGCTACGTCTTACTGCTCTTGTAACGCTTCAATGGAATAGAAAGCAGGCATATATCTATCCACAACGCCCGCCTTGTCCACGCTTCTAATCAGATAGCCAACAGGTCTGTCGGGAAACGGCGTTCTGCTCAAGGACAAGATGTCCTTATACGCAGCCTTCACTGTATCGTAAACCGCTTCTCTGCGTCTTGGTAGCTTAATTTCAGGATGCTCTTTCTTCATCCACTTCTCAACCACTTTTGCCACGTCAATGCAGTCTTGCTTTTCCAGCTCGTCACACACAGACCAGTCAAAATCCTCATATCCGCTTCTGCGGGGCTTTCTGGCGGCTTTTTGAGGTTCAGTCGATACTTCGCTTGCCTGAGCATCAATTAGTGTCTCAGACGCTTTAATTTTGGGCTTAAACTTGACTGCCACAGCCTTTCGTGCCACAAGAACCGGTTCATAGGTCACCACGATGTCAGACATAGCATTGATTTCATCTACTGCAACGTCAAGCACTCGCTTGCGAAGGTTCTTATAAACATCGTAGCTTGCTTCCATCGCACCGAGCTGTTCTCTTAGCTTTTTCAGACTGATTTCGTGTGGCTTACTGTCCATGTTCAGCCAGTCCCGAAGAATCGAATAAAGCAGAATGCTGTACTGAGACTTCATTCGTGACGTGTAACGCAGCCGATACCGAACGTACCCGCTTTCGGCAATATCAAAAAAGATGGGGCGAAGGTCAGGATTGCAAGTGATTGCCACAACATAAGACCTTGTTTCTGGCACATAGTCCAGTTTTGCCCTTGTAAAAAGGACAAAGCTCTCAAACGTTCCCTTCTCTTTGTCAATGGGAATCGACACCGTATTGCCCAGAAAGTGCTTGATCTGCGGCTCAATCCTTCGTGCATCAAGACTTTTCAGTCCGAGCAGGTCTCTGTACTCTGCCAACGAGAACTCTACACGGCTGCTGTTTGGGTCTCTCGGATTTATTCTTGACAAGTAAACCTCTAGCAACCGGAGCTCGCCTGCTGTGTAGTCCCTAAACTTTGCCCACACAAGGGATTTACTTTTCTCGACAAGGTTATTGTCTGATATTTTTGGCATCTGCTCACTTCCTTTAATGGTCTGAAAACAGTATATCACAATTCGGGGGACAAGTCAATACATTCTGTCCCCCATGACTTGTCTTTTTGTCCCCCATATCCTCGTCATTTCGTCCCCCGTGACTTGTCAAAACGTCCCCCATGCTTTGTCATTTCGTCCCCCATCTACCTATTATATATTAAACAAGAAATAAACAAGAGGTTAAATATCATCGTTAAATAGTCGATGACGATAATTTTCAACAATTTCTTTATTTTTCCATTCCAGCTTGTGGATAACTCAACCTTCCATTTGCTGAATAATGACAATCCGGAAACAATTAGTCTCATCTAACGTGTACAAAATGCGGATGAAAAACTTTTGAGCCGGTGTCATGGGGGACGGATTGACGAGCCGATTAAATGCAAGCTACATATTATCGCTACTACGTTATTTATTCCGCGCAAATATTGTTGATTTACAGCCTATGGGGGACGGATTGACAAGGTAGATTTGCCCGATAGGTGTACAAAAAGTGGATAAACGTGGACAAAATGTTCCTCAAAAACTGCGATAATTCGACAATCAACCGCTTATATTATTGGGATTCACGGTATAAGAATCATTGGACCTCATGGCAGCTTCTGTTCCGGCATCTTGCGCCTGATAGAGTATTTCCATCTTCGGGGCGGTTCCGTTCGGGTCTGGGTCTGTTCCGGTAGCCTGCGCTATTTCATAGTTGCCCGATACCATCCGGCAGACAGAGACCCTGTCCTTCAATGGCGTATGAAGGTTTGCCAGAACCTCCGTCAGCACACCGATGTGGTCTGAACCGTGATCTCCGTACCGCATATACAACAAGGCATCTATCTCGTAGGAAGAACACTCCATCATGGCATCTATGAGAATCTGACGCTTTTCCATGCCGGAAAGGTCGTCCTCCAGATGCTCCAGCAGCCCCGGATGAATGCAAGCGTCCATGTACCGAGCCACCGATACACCGCAGCAGGTGAACCAGCGCATAGCCATTGGCAGGGAGATGGCTGCCAGACCTTGCTCCCAGTTGGCAATCGTACCACGATTAACGCCAATCTGTGCCGCCAATTTCTGCTGACTCAGACCGGAACGCATTCGTGCCATTTCCAATGCCTTTGAAGTTCTTAACAAATATTCATCCATAAATTCACGCCCTTTCAACAAAATTCTACAAAACTGCCGGATTCGACAAGCCAAAAAATGGAAAAAGCTGCTATGGAGAACCAACAGCAGCCTATGTTATAACTGTATTGTCAAAAAATTCCAAATAGAAAGGAAACACAAAATGAAAGAAACTGCAATCTGGAACCATGAACGTATGCCGATCATCGACGGAATGCCCGCCAGCGTTACCGATGGGCAACCACACACACCTGAACCGTGGGAGGAAAGTTAATGAACCGAACCGTAGATGCTCTGATTATTCCATACGCTCGTAGACGGACGCTGGAGCTTGTCCTGAGCCTTTCTGGGTACGAAGCTGATAAAGATGCTTACCTCGAAGCAAAAGGCATCTTGGAACGTGCCGTAGCTGCCTTAGACGATGGGCGCAACCCGGCAGACAACATCGAACGCATTGACGGACAGCTCGTAGAGCTGTGATTGGAGGAAAAATGGATAGGCGTTGTCCCTTTTGACTTGAACGCTCGTGGCTTCCCCGATGCAAAGTAACGGATGTGAAGAAAACGTTCGATTTTTACGAAGTTGTTAAAATGATATTGACTATACAACTGAAAGATGTATAATCGTATCAAATGAACATTCGTATTTACTGATCGGGAGGATATGCTACAATGAGCGAACAAGAAAGAGCTAAGATTGACAGGTTTATCGCATGGCTGTTGGAACACCCTGATAAGATTCCGGCAACGGAGAAAGCATTAGACCTGGAATAACAGAAAACCCCTTGCACAGAGCTACACCAGCCCGGCACAAGGGGTTTTTATTTTACCGGGTCAGAACCATTTCTTTTTTCGGTTTCTACGGTAATGATATTTTCTGCTGTTGCCATATAGTACACGGTCATTGCCTTTTAATAAGGCCTGCATGAACCAAAAGCAAAAGGCACAGCTGCACAACAAGTAATACACGGGCTTGCCTCACATCTTCTCGATCAGGTTCATCAGCGCTTCACGCTGCGCTGTCGGCATAGATTCAAGCTTTTTTCTAATCCGCTCCACTGCTGCATCAACTTCGCTTTGCGGCTGCTGGGGCGGGTTTTCTTTTTGTTCGCCAGTGAGAAGGTAGTCTACAGTAACGCCAAAGTACTGCGCCAACTTAACTGCATTCTGATTGGTCGGCTTTGCATCGTTTCCGAAACTTGCTTCTGTTCTCCAATAACTATAAGCGGATTTTGGGACACCAGCATCGGTTAAAGCACGAGACGGCTTTACTCCCTTTTCTTCGCATAGTTTTACAAAAGTGTCAAAAAACACAAAACTTACCTCCAGTGCTTGTACAAGATGACAAAGTTCTACCACTTGAACAAAAACACTTGAAAAGTTCTACTACTTGTGCTTTAATAAAGATACCGAGTTCAATCGGTAGAACAAATTAAAGGCTTTGAACAAATAGAAGAACGTTCGATAATGTTTTTGCTTGACACCATAATATTATCACATTCTTTCAAAAAGTTCAAGTATTAGAACAAGAAAGGAGAAAAAATTTGCTTCCTAAGTGGACAGGCGATGTTGTAGGAACGCTTCATGTTCACAATATCGAAATCAGAGAGCTTGCTGCAAAAATGGGATGCGCACCGGAATACTTGGGGAAAATCCTGAACGGCAAGCGTGAGCCTAAAAATGCGGAAGATAAGGTGAAAGAAGCTCTGAATGAGCTTGTAAAAGAAAGAGAGGAAAAATGAGAGAAATCGTGCTATCCATGCAAAGCGGCGAACCGGTAGCATCCAGCCGCCAGATTGCCGAGAACTTTGAAAAGCGTCACGATCATGTGATACGTGACATCGATGCAATCAAAAAAGATGTCCCCAATTTTGGGGAGATGTTCTTTGAAACCACAGCGCCGGACAGCTACGGCAGGGAACAGAGGGCTTACCTGATGAACCGTGACGGTTTCACCCTGCTGGCTATGGGCTTTACCGGCAAGGCTGCTCTTGAGTGGAAGCTCAAGTACATTGCAGCGTTCAACGAAATGGAAAAGAAGCTGACCGAACAGCCACAGCTCACCCGCTCACAGCTTCTTGCAACTGCGCTGATCGCAGCGCACGAAGAACTGGAAGAAAAGGACAAACGGATTGCAGAGCTAACGCCAAAAGGCGTTTTCGCTGACGCTGTGAGCGCAAGCGGCCAGAGCATTCTTGTTGGTGAAATGGCAAAGCTGCTGTCACAGAACGGCATCCAGATGGGGCAGAACCGCTTGTTCTCATGGATGCGTGAGAACGGATACCTGATTAAGGACAGAAAGCGGACAGACTACAATATGCCAACGCAGAAGTCTATGGAACTTCGCCTGTTTGAAATCAAGGAAACATCCATTGCACATTCCGATGGGCACACTTCTATCAATAAGACCCCGAAGGTGACGGGTATCGGTCAGGTCTATTTCGTTAATCTCTTCTTAAAGACGGAGAAGAGCAGGAAAGTGGAGGGATGAACATGGAACAGATCATCACCTTAAAGGTTGACCTTGAATACCCGGAAGAAGCGCACCACGCCATTAACGAAGCGACAAAGGCCTACGAGGCGGACAAGCTGAAGTGGACAGAAGCGGACCTCATCGAAGCAAAGCTTATGGCAATGCGTATTATGAACCGACTGTGTTTGGATGGGTATAGCATCGAATGGTGCAGAGTCACGGAAGCGTATGACTACAAGGCGGTTTCTGTTTGGCTTAGTAAACCGGATAATGAAAGCTTTAAGAGAAATGCAACGTGCTGCATCCCTTCTGCTTTTTTTGATATTTGGATTGCTAAGTGCGTCTGCCTGTGCCGGACTACCGGCAGGAACGTGCCTGAGTTCATCACCAAGAAGGTTGGTGAGTGCTGGTGACGAATTTTCGCAGGGCGCAAAGCCGCAAACGCAGACTGAAGCTGGCAATGGCTGCTGGAGTATCCCGAAACGATGCCAACAAGGTGTTCTGGATGGAAAAGATGCTGAACCAGTGCTTTGAAAGGCACAACCGGGAAGCCAGAGAGAAAGACGGTGAGCGCGATGAATAAATTCTGCGTCCGCTGTGGAGCGTTTCTTGAAGCTCCGAACGCAAACCAGAAGTATTGCGTCGTATGTGCGCACAATGTCCAGCTTGAACAACAAGCGAAATGGGGACGTCGGAATGGCAAAACCGAACGAGTGATGGGTCTCTGTGCGTGGTGCGGTAAGGCGATGGTAAAGAAAACACCAGATCAAAAGTATCACAAAGATTGTGCTAGAAAGGTCGAAAGGTCATGCGCACCGGCTGGATATCAATTCAAGCTGCCAGAAAGGCAAAGGCCGACTCCACCTAGATACAGCATCAAGCAAATAAACGACAAAGCAAAGTCGCTCGGAATGAACTATGGGCATTACAGCACGTTGCTTAGTCAGGGGAAGGTGGAGCCGCCTGATGAACGGTAAATATTACGGTCAGCGGGAAATCCGCTGGCACAGCCGTGAGAAGGAGCGGCTGGAACATATCAACAAGCGAAAGGAGAAAAATGAAAGCACTTGTGGAAATCGCCCTGATCTGGGGCATCGTCCTGGCATTGATTCTGGCAACGTTCCTGTTGAACTTCTGGCTTGTGCATCATATTGAGCTTTTGGTCGGAGCTAAGGCGACATGGTACATCATAGGTGTTGGCGCTCTGATGGCCACCTGCTGGATTTTCGGCGTCGGTAAAAAGGCATGACGCTGGAAGATGCAATGAGGGTCAGGTACTTCAACATCAACGACCTCAGCCGTAGATCTGGGATATCAAGACCGACGATTTACAGCATCTTGGGCAAGCGAAAGAAGCAGAAAAGTTCCGTTCGGGTCGATACGCTTCTAAAAATCGCAAAGGCGTTAAATGCAAAAATAGTCATCAACGAGAAAAAGCCGAACGGATTTGACATTATTTTGAAAGAGGTGAAGAGAGATGAAAACAGTTAAAGGCACGGTGCTGTGCTGTATGAGCATTTCGCTTGCTATCGTAGCTCTTGGGTGCGGAAATGCTATTGATGGCGCGGCAAACGGATGGGCGATGCTTGGATACGCCTTCCTTGCTCTGGCGATGCTTTTTGCAGCTCTTATTTTGGCCGCAATTGGCGTAAGCGCCGAAAACGAGCGCATGGAGCAAGAGAGCCGAAAAATCAAGCGCATCCCGCATCACACAAACGAGTGGAGGGATGCCAAGTGAAGTGCCCGACATGCGGAAGCGAGAAAATCAAAATCTATCGCAGCACATCATGTGAAGACAACATCATCCGACGGAGACTCTGCGAGAACTGCGGCCATACATGGAATACAGTCGAAATAGATATGGATCAGTGGGACTCCGTAACGAGGAGTTTCAGCAAGATGAAATATATCATATCTCAGTTGGAAGCCCTTGTGGAAGAGATGAAGGCAAAAATCCTGAAACTTGGAGGCACGGTATGAACGAAATGTACGATTGTTCCGGTTGTTTTGATCGGTTTGGTGGCGTGGTTGAGCCGCCCGATGACTACTACTTCGCTCCCAGGACGGACGAAGAGCCTGAATGGCAGCGGCCAGATGAAGCGGATTCCGTGTGCTGGGGAGATTGATTTTGTACAGCCGTATTAAGCCAAAGTAAGAGCAATCAAGCCTAATAAAGCCGAAGAAAGGAGGACGATTCCATGACCGATAAGGAACTTGTCGAGTATCTTTGCAAATGGTTTTACGTTGATTCTGGCGGTACGTTACACAGAAAAGACAGGAAAAACAGTGCAGGAAGCTACGATAAAGACGGGTATTTGATTGTAAAAATCAAAGGAAAACAATACAAAGCACACCGACTTGTGTACGCACTTCATTATGGGCTAATGCCTATTGGAGTAATCGATCATATCAATGGAATCAGGGCAGACAACAGGATTGAGAATCTTCGCTGCGTAACCCAAGCTGATAATGTTGCAAATACTGTTCAGGCCAGAAACACTTTAACTGGCGAGTACGGAATCTACGAAGACCGTTCAACGAAAGGTTTGAAACGCAGATATTCGTTCCGCTTTAGCGGCAAAACATACCGATTCAAAACCATAGAAGAAGCTAAGAAAGCAAAAGATGCTTTATGGAAGGAGAAATATGGAAACACTTGTGAAGCTTTCCAAAATTCAAGGCGAGCTGAAAGCCCCAAAAAGCCAGCGCAATTCTTTTGGTAAGTACAATTACCGCAGTTGCGAAGACATTCTGGAAGCAGTAAAACCCCTCCTTGCGAAATACGGAGCCTGTCTTGTTCTTGAAGACGAGCCTGTACAGAGTGGTGAGTACCACTATATCAAAGCGACTGCAACAATCTACGATTCGGAGACCGGAGACAAAATATCTAACACGGCATACGCCAGAGAGCCAAAGCAGCAATCTGGTATGTCAGATTCCCAACTTACCGGTACTGCAAGCAGCTACGCTAGAAAGTACGCTCTGAACGGTCTGTTCTGCATTGACGATACGAAGGACGCTGACACGGACGAGTACCAGAAGCAGACCACAAGCAGGGCAAACAAGCCTGCGCAGAAGCAAACGGAAGCGGAAACCATCCCCCCATGCGCTTGCTGCGGAAAGCAGTTGCAGCCTATTCAGTACAACAACCGCACAGTCACTCCGCTGGAAACTGCAAGAAGCACGAAGAAACGCTTTGGGCGTGTCCTGTGTTGGGACTGTGCCCAGAAACAGCCGAAGGAGGGCTAAACAATGCTTAACTCTATCGCAATTCAGGGTCGTCTGGTTCACACGCCTGAAGCTAAGGTCACAAAATCCGGCAAGGATGTTTGCGCATTCAGCATTGCTTGCGACCGTCAGAGTGGCGGACAGAAGGAAACCGACTTCTTCAACTGCACCGCATTTGGTAATACGGCACTGTTCGTTTCCAAGTGGTTCCAGAAGGGTAGCCTGATTCTGGTGACTGGTAGCATCCAGACCCGAAAGTATACCGACAAGCAGGGAAGCAACCGCACCGCAACGGAAATCATGGCGAACAAGGTTGACTTCTGCGGTGGCAAGTCTGACAGCAAACCCGCCGATCGGGCGCAGGATGCGCCGCAGAACTATTCGCAGGGAAACGCAGATGACTTTTCTGTGATTGACGACAGTTCTGATCTCCCTTTTGATTGACGGTTACGCTACCGGGACAAAAGGCGAGGAAGGAACACTATGTTTTACCGTCCGAAAGTAGTTCGATGCCGCCTGAAAACTGGCGGGAAAAGCATCGAACAAATCAAAGAATCTCACAAGGGGCAAGGGCTGGTTTATCGGGATTTTGAAAGTCTCCAACAGATGTACGATGCTTTTTCTGGATTGATTGTTGAACTGTCACTTTGGGAATATGACAACCACGAAAGCTATCATCTCGAAAGCTGGAATCCAGAAGATGATGAAAAAGTTATGATGGGCGTTTATTACGCAGAGCAAACGCATCTATTCCCCCGATACGAGAACGATTTTGAAAAATTCAAAGTGGACTGGGAAGCAAAGGAATATGAATGCGAAGGCGCATCTCTTGTTTTTGAGCCAGCAGATGTTGAAGAACTCGAAACTATATGCGAAGAAGTTCCTTCGTCTTGACCGTCTACCTTATATAAGAGCTGCGCTATCTGGCTGGACGGGCGTTTGGAAAGATGATTACCTGTTGTCTCAATTGCACATCACGCTGCACAGCTTGCCACGACACTTGCGAGAAGTACAAGGCAGAGAAGAAAGACTTCGAGGAGCGCAAGGCGTTCGTGCATGAGCTGAATTATAGCCAAAGCGTATACCACCGCAATTACGAGGACAAGCACCGGGAACGTGGTAAGAAGCGGTATCTCGGAAGTGAATTTAGAGGTGAACGATAAATGGGAGCATTTATTGCAAGGCAGCCTAATGGATTGCTGTGTCGGTTTTCTTCGGTTGTTGATTGCATTACCGACTACAACATGACGGAAGATGATTACATCGAAATGTGCGCCGAAAAGGCACGAGAAGAAGCAAGAGATGTTCTTGACCATTATATTGAGCCGTTTGAGATTGTTGACAGGTGTTTCTTTCCGAACAACATGACTACTGAAGAACACAAGCGAATCATGAAGGAAATGGAAAAACCTGCTGACAAGGCAACTCATATTCCATGAATTTAGAGGTGAACAAGGATGAAAAGAAAGTATAAGCCGGGCGGTTACATCATTTCACTTGATGACTTGATGAAGCAGGAGTTTGTTTACTGCGCCGGAAAACTTGTTCACAAAGGCTGGTTTGGCAGCTGGCAACTGCGATATGCAAATAGCGAACTTACCCGACTGCGTATCAGAGAAGCCAAAAAAATCGAGGACAACGCATGAACACCGGCAAGCAGTTTGAAGCAGACTTCAAGGCATCCGTTCCATCCGATGCGTGGTGCTACCGGCTAAAAGACAGTGCTGCCACCTACTACGGTGGCAACGAAAACCTGTCCTTTTCTATCGACAACATCTGCGACTTCCTTGTGTACCGTTACCCGATGAACCACCTGTTTGAGCTGAAAACCATTGAAACGCCCTCTATCCCTCTGGAAAAGGTGTTCGGCAAGTACGACAAGGAAAAGTACAAATACCGCAAGGAAAAGCACATCACGGACATGGTGGATGCAATGGGGTACAGCGGTCAGACCGCCCATGTGATAGTCAATTACAGGGCAATCAGCCGCACCTTTGCAATCCCTGCCAGCAAGGTTCTGGCGTTCCGTTACAACGAGAGCCGCAAGAGCATTCCTTGGCAGTGGGCAGAGCACGAGGGGATAGAGGTCAAAGCAAAAAGGCTACGTGTCCATTGGCGGTATGACGTGGATGGGCTGCTGGAAAGATTGGAGAACGAAAATGACAATGGTATGCGATAGGTGTGGCGAAACGTTTACGCTTGAAGAATGGAACAAAATGAATAGGAAAATTGAAGTTCGGCCAATAATTGACGGGGAAGAAGGGTGGGGCATTCTTCTTTGTCCCTCTTGCATGGCAAAGCTGAACGACTGGCTGAAAGGAGAACAGAAGTGAGCGATAAACGATTGATTGATGCAAATGCGATACTTGACCGAAATAATTGGTCAATCAAGCAATACAGTGAAAAAGAAGCCGATGCTTGGCGAGACGGTATTGCTCTCATGAAGAAAAATATTGAAAACGCCCCTACCATCGACCCGGAAACGCTGAGACCGGTGGCGCATTGGGTGAACGAGGAAGATTATAACGGAGACGCTGTTATTTGGACGTGCTCTCGGTGCAAAGATTCTTCTGTTATGTATGAGGGCACGCCGAAGGAAAACGGAATGAAGTTCTGCCCTTACTGTGGCGCAAAAATGGAGGAGTGACGATGTACGATTGCTCAAAATGCCCAGCACGTCAGAGCTGCATTGCGGCAGCGCAGCCGGGTTCCGCTTACTGCGTGATTAAGCTGATGCAAACCGGTGCGTCAAAGGCAGACATGGAATTTGCCACGCCACAGCAGCTCCCGGACTTCTGCCCCTACTGCGGGAAGCCGCTGCGCATCATCGGAAGCGAGCGATTTTGCAATAACTCACGCTGCCTAAACCGATACCAGCCGATGGGACGGTGACAGATACTGGGAGATGGTTGGGCAATTCAAAAACGAGGACATGACCCCTGACGAGTTTGCGGATTACATCACCGCAAAGTCAGAACAGGTCGAAAAAGAGCTGAGAGAAAGGTGGAGCTAATGGACAAGGAACAGCTTGCAATCGCACGGTTGCAGGACGCTGCAAGGCTGTCAGAGCATCGGTACGATTTGATGGAGGATAACAATGGCACTATTGAACAGCGAAGAAGTTGACGATACGTTATCCATGAGGATAAGCGATGATATTCGGAGGAGCATAAAATTCTCTTGTGATTTGTGTGGAACGGATATAGATGTCCTCGACACTCGATTTGCAACGATGACAGCAAATAAAGTATGGAACAAAATTATTCCTGAATGCCCGATTTGCGGGAAGAAACTGATTATTAACAGTTGGGAGGCATTCTGAAATGTTTGAATTTGTAACTCGCTGGCTGGTCTGCTTAGTCTTGCTGGCGGTGGTAGTTCAGTCCGAACGGACAATCAAGAACATGGCAAACAACCTGTTTGAAGAGCGGCAGGCAATGCTCGTCTGGCTGTTTATCAACGTATGTCTGGCCGTTTGTACGGCTGTTGTGATGGGGTGGAAGTAAAAGCATGAACAAATATGAAATTGAAAAGAGGATGGAAAGAAGCCGTAGAAAATTTGCGATTCTGCAAAGCGTTGTAATCGCTTTTATTGCAGTCACGGCAGTCTCGTCTATCATACTTTCCATCTTTATGTATAAGGGCTTGTTTTCCGCAGACATCCCAGAATGGATGAAGTGGGCGTTTGTATTTCTTGGAAGGTAAATATGGAAATTAAATCAAGAAATGATATTCCAATGCCGTTTAGCGACATTGATGTTGCGGAAGCGTTTTATCATCATTCGGAACTTTACATGAAAACAGAGAATGTTTCAACTACGGTAGCAAGCGGAAATTTTACTACGCTGGTTTATAACGCTGTAAATTTGAAAAACGGTTCGTTCAAAAGTTTTGTCGGTTCAGAAAACGTTCAAAGGGCTAAGGTACATATTGAGAGAGAGTAACCAATGGAAATGGAAAATGAATTTTACTGTCCGATGAAGCTAACCAGCAATCCGCTTGGTCGGTGCGTCTGCGAGAAAGAAAAGTGCGCTTGGTGGCGGCAGTTGGACAACTGCTGCTCCGTCTGGTGGATTGCACAGAAGCTGGACAACATCGAAACGAAGATGAAGAGGTGAGAGTGTGAAAAAGCGGATTTACCTTGTTCTTGAAACCGAAGCGGACGAGGATGACAAGAGCATCCTTAACGATATTGAGCAAGAACTTGGGATGGCTACACATTATTTTGAAACCTGCTCTTATAGCGAAATCGGGTTTGAGGGTTTGTGGAGAAGCACATTCGAGCAACCACCTAAGAAAGAAGATGCAGATGAAAACGGCTATGTGATGGCGATTGCTGGGCCGATCACAAAGTCCGATTGTGTAGGCTATCCATATAAGTGGTTGTGGAATGTCGTTGCAAAGCATCCATGCGCATACCCTGTTTGGAAGCCCATTAAGGAGGTCTGATACATGGCAACACCCCCGAAGCGTGGTCGTGGTAGACCGCCGCTGACCGAAGCCGAAAAGAAAAAGCGTGAGAAGCGAGCACAAAAGGCGAAAGAACAAGCCGCTGCGAAGCGTGAGAAAGAGCGTGAGAAGAAGCGGTTGCAGAACCTCAACAAGAACAAGAGCATCCGTTCACAGGTCAGTAAGAAGGTAAAGGAGCAACAGGCGTTGGCTATCGAGAAGCTGAAGATGATGAACACAGGGGATTTGCAGTCGAGAATCGGTAATGAAGAGGACAAGAAGGTCATCGGCATGATTGCAGCAAAGTATTTTGGCGACCTTCCGAGCGTGGACATGAACAATCCCATTGAAGTGCAGCAACGCCTTGATTTTTTCTTTGACGCTTGCATCGAAGCCAGAATCTCCCCTGTGGTGGAATGGATTGCGCTGGTTCTGGGAATCGAATGGCCTAGCCTGAGACAGATTATGACAGGAAAACGCCGTGACGACAGCTTGCAGCAGAAGTACATCTTGAAGCTGATTCTGCAAATGCAGTCCATGTGGGCATACAACGGTATGTACGGTCAGGAGAATCCGGCAGAGTGGATTTTTCGAGCCAAGAACTACTTTGGTATGCGTGACAACGTGGAAGTTACAGTTGCCCCACCGGAACAGCCGTTGGGCGATGCCCAGAGCGCAGAGCAGCTCGCCCAGAAGTACCAGACGACTTTGCCGAAGGAAATTGACGTGGAGTATAGAGAGGTGGACGACTAATGCAGACTGACAGAGGAATCTACCACAAGCGAGTATGCAACCGCTGCGGAGCGGTTCTTGGCGGCAGGATGATGGACCCTGACGAATATTTCAAAGACTGGGCGTGGCGCAGGGACACAGGCGACCTGTGCCCGGAGTGCTATGAGGAGTATAAGCGAGTGATCGGACGGTTCAATGCCAACAGAAGGAGAAAGAAAGGGCAGATATAATGAAAAAGTGCGCTCTTTACAGGTGCAAACAGTGCTTTGCGACTATGACGGACGAAGGCGATGTCAGAATCGACAAAGACGTTGTTGATTAGATGTTTGAAAACGAAATGGAAGAAAGAAAAATTGGGTTTATCGCCAAATTCAAAATAAGCGATAAAATCCTCATTCATCGTTGCGCCAATAACACTATTGGTGTATGCGAGTTTATAGGGTGGAAGGAGATAGAGGAATGAACTTCTACTGCACCACCGAACATTGCTCTTGCATGGGCATCAAGCAGTTCTCTGCTGGTAAGGCTATTCGCTGCACAGCAGAATCCTGCAAGAACAAATCCGAGCCGTCCTGTGGCTCTTGCAAATGGTACGCAAAGCCGGAGGGCGTGTGCGTGAACGACCAGTCAGAACACGTTGCAGACTTCGTGTGGGATGAACGCGGATGCAAAGAATGGGAGAGAAAAGATAATGAATAACATTGTAAACGGACTGATTGTGGTTTTTGCATCTTTTTTAGTCGGAACATTTATATGTGGAGTAGCATATCTCATTGAAAAAATTTTAATATGGGGTATATTTTTGAACGAAATTCCTGATGGAAATAAAAAGGTTTTTGCAGATGCAATCATCCACATCATAGTTTATTTGATTGGGTTTGCGACATTATATGCGATGTACAAGGCAGGAGTATAAAAATGACAGCAGGAGAGAAGATCAGGAAGCGCAGGCTTGAACTGGAAAATAGGAGTGATGGGATGAGGCTCGGCAATGGTGTTCTGTTGGATGGTAAAGGAAAGTTTCTCTGCCGTACCGTGGACAAGTCCTGCTCCACCTGTAAATGGCACGATAGCTTCTCTTGGGTCTGCTACAACGGTCTGTCAGAGCGCAGAGCTGATTTTACAGACCCGGAAGATGTGTGCAAAGAATGGGAGAAAAGAGAAAATGAGCTATGATATTTCACTGTGCGACCCTGTAACGCATGAAACGCTTGAAGTGGATGATACGCACTTTGTTGCTGGCGGTACTCGTTCCATTGGAGGAACAAAGGAACTGTGGCTTAATATCACCTATAATTATGGAAAGCACTTTCGTCGTGATGATGTGTTGGGTGGCAAGGGCATCCGCTCCATCTATGGCAAAACAGGCGCAGAGAGCATTCCGATGCTTGAAAAGGCTATTTCTGCATTAGGTGACGATGTGGACGACAGCGACTACTGGAACGCCACAGAGGGTAACGCAAAACGCGCCTTGTACGGTCTGCTGGCATTTGCAAAGATGCGTCCTGACGGCGTATGGGACGGAGATTGAAGGGAGAAAAGAACAATGAAGAAAGCAATTTTATCTGTAGCATTGGCGGCATCTATCGCATTGTGCGGATGCACAGAAGCATCTCGTGTGAATCACAATATTTCGTAGCAGGCAAAGAATTTCAACGTCACTCGCAGATTGTCTGTTGTTAATGCAAGAACTGATACGCCGATGCTTGAAATAATCGGGAACATGGACATTTCCAATAACAGCAACAATGAACTTGTGGTGACTATTGAATTGCCCGATGGCACATACAAAAAGCATTACGTCTATCTTAACGAGTACACAATGTACATTGTGGAGGATTTGAGCGGTTCTGACGTGGACAAGTATCATTACGAAATTAACATCTTGCCGCAGCAGTTACAAAACTTCGTTCTCACCTACAATCCGTAAGCGGGGTATCGGATAATGGCTAACACACTTTGGCATCCAGCAAGCGAACCACCACGAGAGAGAACACAACCTTTGTTGCTTGCGACTAAGACAACGTGGCGTGATAAAAATGGAAAAATGTTGCAAGGAATCTCGCCAACAGCGTACTTTCTTGGCTGTTACGCAGATGGTCAGTTCTGGGACGAGATAGGCGAGAGACTGCCGAAAGATGTGACGGTGACGCATTGGATGGCGTTTCCGATGGTATAGGAGGGCTTATGGAGAACAATATCGTTATTACGAAAGATATGATTGACTCGTTTACGGCTGCCATGCGAGAAGCGTACAGAGTATACGGAGATGATGAGGAGCTTGTGCATGGCGTGATGGATGGCATTATGTGCGAAACCTTAGATAGGCTTGGATTTACAGAAGGCGTGGAAATCTTTGACGAAGCACCGAAATGGTATGCGTAAGGAGCAGTAAGCATGACGAACAAGAAGTTTGGAATCATCATTATGGACTTGAGCCTTTTCGACTTCGGGCCGAAGCCACCTTGTGGGTACATCAAGGCAAAACATATTCGCCCAGCGTACGGTAAAGGCGAAAGGCCTGTCAAGGCGCATAAGCGAATCACGAGAACGAGAGAGGGATTTAGAAAATGACAGAACTCAAGAGATGTCCGTTCTGCGGTGCGGAACCGCCGACTGTAAAAGTGCTTCATCCATTTGACATTAACATGGCTAATTGGGTAGTCTGCGGAAAATGCGGGGTGAGCACTTCTGTAACATTTGGCAAGGAAAAAGCCATCGAAGCATGGAACAAACGCTACAAAGAGGATTGAGCATGGACAAAAAACGAGACAGCTTTACATTTCAACGATACTACTTTGAAGCCATCTCCACACTCAAAAGTAAAGATAAGTTGGAACTCTACGATGCAATCTGTGCATACGTTTTTGAAGAAAAAGACGCAACTTTGAACTCAAAAAAAGCAGAATCTTGTTTCATTTTGATTAAACATATGCTCGATAAAGAGCGGAAAAGAAGCGATATTGCGTCAAAAGGATGGTCTACACGAAAGTCATCTCATCCTCATGTCATAAATGAGATGAAAGTCAGCTCATCTATGAGTTCAAAGTCAGATGAGAATGAGCCCATTGTATCAACTGACAGTCAGATGAACGTCAAGACACTGCCGGAGAGTGCAGTCAAAAAGAAACCTGACATCTTCTCCGACTTTGCTCATGGCGATAAAGTCCTGCTGGAATCCCTGCGAGAGTTCGCACAGATGCGTACAAGAATCAAAAAGCCTATGACAGACCGGGCAAAGCAGATGCTCTGCAACAAGCTGGAAAAGTTTGATCGGCATGACTGGAAAGCCATTCTCGACCAGAGCATTTATGCCGGATGGCAGGACATTTACGCATTGAAACAGGATGACCAGTACGAGCAAAGTACGGAGATGGGGTTTCCTAGACTATGACAATGGACGTTCAAACGGTATTTATCGGTGCGCTGATGCTCTGCAAGCCGGGCGTTGTGGATGAAATCATACCAGACCTTGAACTTGACTTGTTCAGACCTGAGCTGAGAGACGCTTTTGCGGCTGTTCAGGGCTATTGGACGGCTAGGGGTAAGATAGACATAATCGAGATAAACACGCAGCATCCAGACGTAGCGCAGACGCTCTTGGCGTGTGTACAAACCTGTGAATCAGAGTGTGTACGAATTGACAGAGAGCAGATGCAGCGTTGGACACAGCTTATCAGAGAACAAGCTGCACTCACTCGTGTGCAAGGTCTGGCATTTCAGATGACCAGCGAGCTTACCGACTATTCTGATCTATCAGACATTTACCAGCAGATGGGTGAAGCAATGAGCCTGAAAGCTGAGGAAGAAGATGCGTGGACATACGAGGATGTGCTGAACGACTATGTGCTTCACATGGACGAGAAGCCTGTGTATATCAAGACAGGCATAGAGCGTCTGGATGAAGCGCTGCACATCTCACCGGGTGATTTCATCATCATCGGCGGCAGACCGTCTGCGGGCAAAACAGCCCTGTCCTTGCAAATAGCAGCAAGCATGGCAAAGCAGGACTACCCCGTGTACTATTTCAGCTTAGAAACCAGCAAACGAAAGCTAGGCGTACGTCTGATGGCTAATCAAATATACTGCCCTCTGGACACGGTGAAAAATAAGGCGGTCAGCTTGAATGAGATTGACGGACAGGCAAAGAACATGAAAATGCCCTTATATATCCGCTCCGCTGCCGGGAAGAACGTGGCGTGGATGAAGGCGCAGGCGCTTCGTAAAAAGGCGCAGGTCATCTTCGTAGACTATCTTCAACTCATCCACGAAACAGGCGCAAAGGACAGATATGCCGCCATTACAGCCATATCCATTGCCTTACACGAACTGGCACAGACCACAGGCATTGTCGTGGTGGCACTGGCACAGCTTAATCGAAACCCATCCAAGCCCGGAGCAACGCCTACTAACTCCGATTTGCGAGAGAGCGGGCAGATTGAACAGGACGCTGACGCAATCATCCTTCTGTCCGGCGATAACCCCGACAAGTACCTGTTCCGGCTAAGCAAAAACAAGGAAGGCGAGATAGGCGACCTTCCCATTACGTTTAACAAGCAGATTCAACGATTCCAAGAGTATACTTGGATGGACTGATACCGTCTGAACCCCATAAATATTTTTCACTACACAAAATACAGGAGGAAGACAACTATGGCACTTACCAACATCGAACGTGAGACTATCATCAACTTCAACGCAGCGGAAGATACCGCAGAAATCTACACAGCTGACCCGGTTTACATTCGCAAGCTGGACAAGCTCTGTGAGCAGTTCCCCGATACATACAAGTTTATGACGGAGCTGTCTGCCAAGCGGTGCAAGGAATCTAAGACCTATTCGATGCCGAAACGTCTTGTGAAGTTCCGGCCGCCTGTCACTCGTGAGATCAGCGAAGAGCAGCGTGAAGCACTGGCAGAGCGTCTGCGTAAGGCAAGAGAAGCCAAGAATATCTAATCTTAGCTCGTACGACTACAAAACTACTGTATCAGAAAGCATGGAATGGTGTCAGGTGGTAAAACTACCCTCTGCGACTATTCCGTGCTTTTTTCTCTTGTTATTTATCAGTGTGAAACGGCAAGGTATGAATTTGAGAAAGAATCGTCTAATCGCAGGGCTGATTGAGACGAAAGCAAGATGTGTGAGACGAAAAAACGCTTTGACTATCACTTTCGCAAATGGCTTTCAAATTTTTGTCCCCTTTCCCCCTTGTTTCCTCTTTCCCCCTTTTGTCCCCCTCTTTCCCCTACAACCCCTATTACCCCCTATAATCCCCCTAACATCTTCCGTGCTCCCCCTTTCCCTCCCCGTGTGTTTAGCGCGTCCGCGGGCGTTATATGCGCAAGCGCGCGCGTTGACGGAGCCGGGTGTGCTACGATAGTTCAAAAGTGAATAAATAACAATTATGCGAAATTGAAAACTGGTTCTTTCTCACTACAACCCTCTATCTCCAAAAGCTATACCGTTAGCCAGCAGAGAAAACCGTAGGCAAGAGCTGGCGTAAGATTCTGACTAGTGGATGGTCTACGACTATTCCAGACATGGAGAATTGAATTCATTTTGTAGTCGGTTCGATATGTACAAATGTTGCATTGACTATTCCTAGCAGAGTACTATGAATTAATTAAAATACCATAGTACGTTGCTGGGAATTAAATCGAGCACGAACAGACCGAATTAGATGATACGACTATTCCAGTAGAATAATCCCTAGATAGTTACTAGGATATATAAGCGTATATTACAATAAGTACGGTTGGTATACGAATTTGGTATGGCTAGCGAGTGAATAAATAAGTGAATATATGCAATGGATTATGAATTTTATGCGGTCGTATAGCTTGGCGACTATCGCATCTCCATTTTCCTAAAAGGCGAACGACTATTTTACACAAAAATTACACGACTATTTGACGAAGGCTCGCAAGAAAACGCTACGACTATCACTCTGCGACTATCAGCGGACAGCTCGTTACTATACTATATATAGGACTTTCAAATGCTTATCATCTGACGACTTTACGACTATTCTACGACTATTTGCCGGGAGAAACTACGACTATTGGCTACGACTATTCCAGCCGGAACGCTGCGACTATTGCTGACCTCTATTGGTTATCGGCCGAAAGGCCGAAAAGAGAAGCGGCGACAAGCCGCCAGTGGTTCCGCGCCCCTGCCGCTGGACTGCCCCGCCGTGTGGAGTGTGCCAGGCAGACCCGGCGCGCCCTGACTGCTGACCCGGTGCCAGACCTTCAGCCGTTGCGCTGACTTCTGCACCGGATGCAAGCCGGATGCACTGACCCGCTGCCGTTGGCATGGTCTGCGCTATGATGCACCGCCGGGCATGGATCCATAACAGGGGCGCACCCTTGTACCCTTATATACCTTATTATAATGGGGCGGCTGTGCTGAGCTGTACAGCGTCCGGGCGTGGCGTTGGTGTCTGGTATCGGTGCGGGTGCAGCGCTTGATGGTATGCCCTCCAGCGTGGCGCAGGCGGTGTATAGGCGGCTTGTGTATTTGCTGTATTGTGTGTGCTGGAATGGGGCAAATCAACGGAAACGCCGCTGTAAAGCCCTGTAAACGGTTTTGGCATTTTGGCTGTATAATTGCATGAACGGAATAAAAGCCGCTGTAAACGCTTGTTGGCAGCTCATACGTTGCCGGGCAAAAATAAAATCCCTGCACCCCCAGCAGATGCAAGGCAAAAGAAAAGCCCCGCCGGGTTGTGGCGGGGTGTGACTGTTGCGGGCAAATTAAATTTTATACTGGTCAAAAAAGTGCCTTCATTTCGTCGTCGTCGTACTCTGTCAGCTGATAATACCACTCATCATAAGATACATGGTATACGATTGCTGGAATGTCTTTTTTCTTGTAACTTTCTAGGCTGTCGAACTTGTCAAAACAAGAAGCGGGATGTGGGCCGATATCATCACCCCGGTAAAAATACACTGCGTTGCCGATTTTGACGGCTGCCCCAGCACCACGCCTGATAAGTTGGGCAAAAATCTTTTTTTCATCGGCTGACATTTTACGGGAAAATTCGTTAAACCCTTCAATAACCTTCATTTTATACGCTCCTCCCTTGTGTGGACTTGCTGTCGCTAGTATATCATACTGCAAGCCCGATTAACAGGACTTGCAGAAAGTTTTTTTCCTTTTTTGGCTGGGGCGGGGTTGCTTTACGGTGCAGCCCCGCTAAAGTATCCGGCTAGGTTAACGTTGCTTGCGCCAAATGTTATAATTAGAGGCGGTCATAATCATATAGCCGCCGCAGACCTTGACAACAACGCAGTCACCGGGGCAAACCTTGCGTGCATAGTATCTGGTGGTATATAGTCCGGTCGTTGCGTCATATCCCTTATTACTAGTCATAATATATAGACCTCCTCACTTGCTTGCCTTAAACAAAGCACTAAAAAACCAAAAACAAAACAAGATCGCGGATAAAATCACAGCTTGCACCCCCTTATACCACGCTAAAACGCTTGTAGGTGGTTTTGCTGCTGCATTCTGCGTATATATCCGGGTGCAGCGTCTTGAGTAGCTTACTATCTAACCGGACGCTTTGCACGTCCTTGTAAATGGCTTTTGCGGCGCCCTGCGTCATTTCTGGCGCGCCCTGCATCATGCAGATAATATCTGCTTTAATGCTTTCGTTCATTGCTTCCAGCTCTTCCAAAAGCCGCTTGTTTTCGCGGTATTCGTTCACTTTTTCTTCAAACAACGTCATTTTTTAGCCCTCCTTAAAATGTGTGCTACCTTCGATTAAAACACCTGCGTCACGAAGTAAAAAATCAAATGCGTCAGATGTATATTTTGCCCAGTTATTGCCAATAGAAATTACAAGATTTTTTACTTGCTCCGGGATTTTTGCGCTGTCAACCTTTTTTTCGGAGATTGTAAATAGTCGTTTATTGGTAGACAGTAGATTTTTGTTGTCTGTCTCATATTTTAATGTGTCGGACAAAAGAGAGGTGCGGTAAGCAAGCAAATCAAGGAGTTTATACTGGTTATAAGTTATAACAAGTTTCATTGCGTCCCCCTTAGCTGTTGAGCCATGCCAGCATAACCAGCGCGCCGCTGACCATGCCGCCAACGTACCAGAGGGCATAAATTTGAGTTGCATCAAGCATTATACTCTACCTCCTCTTTATAGTAGCTCTCAAGGTTGACCGCCACAGTATAGCGGCATTGGACGTTAAATAAGCGGCTCCACTGGCCGTCGCTGCCAAACTCTTTATTGTACAGCTTTGCTCCCTCAGTAGCTACGTTATACCAGAGGTCAACGGCTTTATCTGCGTCATAGGTTCCACGCTGGTACTTTTTGCGCAGGTTGTTAATAATGGGCGTTATCATTTGGCGGTACAAGCCGCCGTTGTTGGTGGTGTACAATTCAAGCTCTCTGCTCTCATCTGTTTCGTGGTAGGTCATGCTAGAGGTTCTTTTCATGGTTTTGTCCTCCTGTTTCGTAACGGTATTTGGTAGGTGTTACGCTTTCTTGCGTCTGATTATATTATACGCTTTCTTGCGTAGTTGTCAATAGGTATTTACGCTTTTTTGCGTATTATTTTTAGTGTGCTTGCGTGTCCGCTTGGGCGTGCTCTATCGGACACACTGCCCGCAATCCAGCGTTCTGCACAGTCCTGATCTACCCGGTGCGGCCTGTCGTGTGCCGTCGTTCCGGGTGCGCTGGGGTCACCCGTGGGGAATAGGGCCGGAGGCCCGGGTGGGGGTGGTGAGCCCCGTCTCCTCCGACCAAAATAAAAAAGGCGCTTTCATTGCCAATACCCACCCCACCCTCACAAACCAAACCCCATCTGATTGTGCAAGTCTCCAAAAATTCCGAAAAATACAAAAAGGCCCCTCACGGAGCCTAGATTGTGCTATAATCAGCTAAAGGCAAAACGCCAAAGAAAGGAAGAATCAAAAATGAGAAAGAGAATCATTGCAGCAGCTCTGGCGGCGGCTATGCTTTTAACAATGCCTTTGTACGCAATGGCTGCCGGAAAGCCAGATGAAATCGCATCTCCCGCTCAATTAGAAGAAACCAACGAAGATGGCACTGTGAGAATCAAAGAATCCCACAGCTATCTTGAGAAAAGGTATGAATACGGAAAGACGATATACTATGTCTACTATGCGGTACTTGTTGAAAATACGTATCCTGACTACGCTGTTGACTTTGTATCGTTAAAAGCTTCCGTTTTCGGTTCTGACGGTTCAGTATTAAAAACCGATGAAGAAACCCTTGACTGGATTGCAGAGGGAGACTCTTATTGGTACGCTGGATATGTGTCGTTTGATTCTGAAGGTATTACTCCAACCAGAATGGAATATACCATTAGTGCGAATGAGCGGAATTTCCACAAAGCCAGTGCGTCCAATCAAGCGATTCGTGCCGGAGAGCTTGCGGTCACGAATGTCTCTAAACGTGGATCTGGGTATGATTTGCGCTACACAGGTCAGGTCACAAATAACAGCCAGTTCACAAGCAATTGGATAAAGGTCATCGTTATTTACAAGATGAAGGACACGGAAGGCAACGAAGTGCCGGTTGGTGGAGATTGCACATACATAACCGATGCACTTCCTTCTGGACAGACAACAACGTTTGAACTTTACCCATTGTCCGGATTTACTGGATACAGTTCCTATGAAATTATCGCTTTGCAGGACTGACATATAACACAAAAAGCCAGCGGCTAGATGTTCTCTAACCACTGGCTTTTCTTATGGGCTATTTACGATTTAAGTGTTGGAAACATGATAGGAGCGCTGACTTCTTCCTTTTCCCTGAGAATGTCGAGCAAACAATCATTGTATCCCATTGAATAGCTGTCCTCGCAAAAATGTTGTACGGACGTTGCTAGCGCTACACTTACAACTTCTCTTGACCGCTTATCCTCTGGCATGATGATTTCTAATGCCTGATTAAGGATTTCATGGCTTTTTTCTAAAACGGCTTTGTGCTCTTCATTCTCAGCTTGTAGCCGAAACATTTCTTCCGAGTAGTCCATCAGCACGTCTCCATTCTGATTTGCTCGCCAACAGGCAGATAGCCCGCTTCTTTGAGCTTGCTGTAAATGAACTTCTGACCGGCTCTTGTCCAGCGAGTGACCTCTTTCATCTTGCCGTTCGGCAGCTCGATCGGATGCCCGACAACGTATCCGTTGCCAAGATACTTCTGGTAAGGAATCCACTGTTTGTTCACAGTATGTTGGATGCCAAGCCCTCTAAGAATCTGGTTCAGCTTTCGTGCGCTCATGCCGTAGTTCATGGCAATCTGCGTGGTAGTCAGGCTTTCATCAGAGAGCAGCATAGCCTTTGCGTAGTCAGAATCGGGCTTCATCTTTGCATTTTCCGCTTCCAGAGCCTTTACCTTCTTGCGCTCCGTGTCGATAACACTGTTAGCGGCGATCAGGGCGCGGCTCAACAGCATTTCCGTAGATTCAGGTTCCTGGTTGGTCAGCTTCTGCTCCATCTGATTGAAAGCATCAATATACTTGAGTTTCCATTCAAGGGCTTCCTTGCCAGTAAAGCCAAACGTGAGTAAACTGAACCCATCCCGGTTCATGAGGTACATTGGATATTGTTTGCCACGATTTTCAAACGTTGTTTCGTAGAACATGGATTTGGTGGCCGAATTTTCGGCCACGAGATTCTTGACGGCATCCAGAACGTGCTTGTGCTCCTTGCCGAAATGTTCTGCTACTTCACGGCTGGAAACGACAACCTGTCCGTTTTCGCTGATAAGATTGATAGCATATTTAACCTTTTGTTCCATAAAAACTCCTATGGTTCTTGCGGAACAAGCCAATTCCTGCTATAATAAGGCTGGAACAGCTTGTTCCAGTGTGGTTCATGATACGTTCGCTAAAGTTTGCCGACCTGAGCGAGCGTATCATTTTTCGTTTTCATCGTTGGAATCCATCGGATGCAGCGTAAAGAACGCTTCACGGAACGCAGCAGAAATGGAAACCCGGTTCTTGATGCAGTATTCTTGCAAGCTAGCAAACTGCCGTTCCGTCACGCTGATGGTAACGGTGTGACCGTAACGCTCTGCGTAAGGGCTGCTCATACACATTCACCCCCTTTCGTTTTGCTGTGCAATAAGTGTAACCGCAAAATATTAGGATGTCAAGAAAATACACCCCATATATTGTGTTCACTAGTGCTGGCATCATATTTTTCTGTTTTGATTGGCCGCTCCGGCTTCGTACCCTGCCCGATAGTTCAGTTCGGACAGCTTGCCCAGCGCTTCAGCGTATTCCCTGTCCTCGCTGGACGGCTCTTTGCCGTGTGCGAGGGTTTTCAGAAATTCTTCGGTTGTCGTGGGAAAGTTCATGTTTTTTGCTCCTAACTCTTGCGGAGAGCAGCCCTTTTTGGTATAATAGATTCCGAAAAGGGAGACTGCCCCCTTGGTGGTTGCAGTACCTTCTTTTTGTAACGGATAAGCTATCAGCTAAACTTTGGTAGGTGGGTGCTGATAGCTTATTTTTTTATGCGTTCTGCAACGTTGAAGATTAGATCAATACCCATTCTCACAACATCACTCTTGGTTCCATCCAGAGCGTTAGCGCAAAATGTGATTTTTTCGATATCCTCTTCGCTAAGCCTGAACGAAACCATACGCATAGATTCGTTTTTAGATGGCTCTGCTGCTTTCTGCAACTTCATCACCTCGCTTTGTTGCTGATGATAGTATATACCAGATATTGAGCACTTGTCAATATGGAAATTTGAAGAAAATATACTTTACAGATTCAAAACGAATCGAAAATAAAGCGTATACACGTTTCCATGTAAAAAGTTTAACATCCTTATACTACTATACTCTGTATTTACAGAGTATAGTATATTTATATATACACTAGGGCCGAATTGCTCTCTTGACAGCTTACGCTAGAAAGCGTATAATGATACCAAAGGAAGAGAGGGCAAAAAAATGGCAGCTACGAACAACAAGGTAAATTCCAGCGAAATTCTTCGTGGGATTATCAAAGAGCAGCATCGGACATACGAATACCTCAGAAAAAAACTTGATTATAAAAAAATTTCTAGCGTATCTTCTCGTGTTTTGGCCGATGATATGAAGCTATCTACGATGGTTCAGATTTTAGAAGTGCTGGGATACAGGCTTGTTGTCGAGCCGGACAACGGGGAGCTAACTAGAACGGGCGCTTATCAGATAAGAGAAGTAAAGGACGGCGATTCTGAATGAACGTAGCGTATGTTCGTGTATCTACTGTTGAACAGAATGAAGCGCGACAGGTGGAAGCATTGAAGCGGCATAACATTGACCGTTGGTTCATTGAGAAAGTCTCTGGCAAGAATATGGATAGACCAGAGCTACAGAAGATGCTTAAATCAGTTCAGTCGGGCGATACCGTGTTTATTCACGATTTCAGCCGCCTTGCCCGCAGCACGAAGGACTTGCTTGAAATGGTTGAAACGCTGCAAGCTAACGGCGTACACCTTTCCAGTGATAAAGAGAACCTAGACACAGGCACCCCCACTGGTAAACTGATGCTGACGATGATTGCGGCCATCAACGAATTTGAACGACAGAATATGCTCGATCGTCAGCAAGAGGGCATCGAAGTGGCAAAGCAGAAAGGCGTTTATAAAGGACGCAAGCCCACTGAGTATGACCGCAACCTCTTTGATATTCTTCACGAACAGGTTGAGAAGCGTATTCTCACGGTCACGGATGCCGCCAAACAGCTTGGCGTAACCCGCCAGACATGGTATCGGATTGCTGAACAGAACAGGTGAAAGGAGTAAGAGCCTATGGATAAGTGGAACAACAGAAACTCGTATGACTGGCTTGCGGGGGCAGTCGTTGGATTGCTTACCGGGTTCTTCATTGTAGTTGTGGTTGCGAGGTGCGTTCTGTGATATTTTCAGTTGACGTTTTTCGCAACCTAGAATAAAACCGAATATTTGATTTTTGTGCAGTTGTAGGCACTCTTTACATTTTCAGGTAGGGGGTGCCTATTTTTTATGCAGCCAAAACAGTGCATTGCCATTATCGACAGCATCAAAGCGTATGCAAAGCAGAATTCGACCGAAGCGCAGGTCTATGAGGACTGGTTTCAGGCGGTCGTGAACCTGAGAGACGCTTTGCCGCAAGACAAGCGGTTCGATGCCTACAAATACTCTGGTGAGCTGCGCTCTGTCTGCGCAGCCATGATGGGAAAGATGAAAACAGGCGAGGACGTGGCGAAGGTTTATGACATTATCAGTCGGACGTACCTGTTTGAAGCAAAGGATGTGTTCGACAGCTATTGCATCTACCTTGAATGGAATCGTGCGCCGGAGAAGAAGTTCTATCAGCCGAGAAGAAAGGTGTTAAGAACCGTTGCGAACGCCCTGCAAGACCTTGCGGATGACAGATTGGACTTGCTGGCAATCTCGATGCCCCCCGGCTGTGGTAAGACGGCTCTAGCTATTTTCTATCTGACATGGCTTGCCGGAAGAACCCCTGACGAACCGATGCTTACAGGTTCTCACTCGAACAGCTTTGTTCGTGGTGTTTATGACGAGTGCTTGCGCATATTCGACAAAGACGGAGAATACCTGTGGAATGATGTTTTCCCGGACGTTACTGTGTCGAACACAAATGCGAAGGACTGCCGTATTGACTTAGGCAAGAGAAAGCGTTTTGAAACTCTGGAATTTACGTCTATCGGCACTGGCAACGCTGGTCTGTACCGTGCATCTACGCTTCTTTACTGTGATGACCTTGTGTCTGGCATTGAGGTTGCTCTCTCCAAGCCCCGCCTTGATAAGCTGTGGGAAACGTACACTACCGACCTTAGACAGCGTAAAATCGGCAACAAATGCAAGGAACTGCATATTGCTACACGCTGGTCTGTCCATGATGTTATTGGACGATTAGAGCAAAACTACGGCGATTCCGACAGGAACAGATTCATTGTCATGCCCGCAATGAACGAGAAAGACGAATCCAACTTCGATTATGATTATGGTGTTGGATACAGTACGGAAACGCTTCGTAAGCAGCGTGAAGTCATGGATGAAATGAGTTGGAAAGCGCTGTACATGAACCAGCCTGTTGAGCGTGAAGGTCTGCTATTCCCTGCGGATGAACTTCGGTATTTCAACGGTGTTCTACCTGATGGAGAGCCTGATCGCAAGCTCATGGTCATGGATATTGCATGGGGCGGCGGGGACTTCACCGCTTGCCCTATCGCCTATGTGTATGGTGATGCCGTGTTTATCCCTGACCTTGTGTTCAATAACGGAGACAAGACCGTGACCAGACCGGAAGTCGTGGGCAAAATCATCCAGCACAAAATCAATGTGGTGCGTGGCGAAGCCAACAACGGTGGCGATGAATACTGTGACGTTGTTGACAGCCAGCTCCGGCAGCAGGGTTATCACTGCTCTGTTCGCAGCCAACGTGCGCCCAGCGGTCAAAGCAAGCTGTCCAGAATTATTCAGTATGCGCCGGACATCAAACGATTCTACTTCCTTGACGAGAAACACCAGTCGAAAGAGTACAAGGCGTTCATGGAGCAGGTGACGATGTTCACGCAGCTTGGCAAAGTTCCGCACGATGATGCACCGGACAGTCTGGCACAGCTTGCCGATGAACTGTATAACGGAATCAGTAAAATTGAGCCTGTCAAGAGGCCTTTTTAAGAAAAGTGTCATATATAGCAGTGCTTGGAAACAAAAATTTGATTTTGGGTTGCATTTTGGCTTAAAATATAAACAGGAAGATTTGCAGCTTCCTCTAATGTATTGCATTGACGTGGTTTTAGTCATTTTTACTCGTCAGTTTGTTGCATTACACTCCTTTCTCACTCACCCGCGACAGCCGCCTTTCTCTGTCGCGGGGATTATATGTTGCGTTTTCGAGTGGACGAAACGTTGTTTGTACTCCCCCAACTGACACGAAGCGGTTCAAACCCGCTACGCAGCACAACGATTCTCTTGCTTTGCGTGGACATATTCTCCTGATAATACCTCTGCCGTTATTCCTGGCTCTCGATGCAATGCTTTTAAGATTTTTCACATTGCAAAGAGCAACGGCTTGCTAAGCCAGGCTTTTATGTTGCATTAGCTCAGTATGGCTAGAGCATCCGGCTCATAACCGGACCTACATTGGTTCAAATCCATTATGCAGCACCAAAATTGCAGCTTCCCGTTTTACGTCTGTCCGACAGCAGAATGAAACGGCTGCAATGGTTTTCTTCTGGCGAAGAATAGCACGGCTGGAAGTGCGAATAGTTTCCCAGTAGCTTCTGACAGGTCTGTGCTCAACAGCCTGTTTCCAGAAATCCAACGAAAGGAGCGCTCATGCTAGTTAGAATCTGTTGCCCTTGTATCCGGCAGAACCCCATCTATAAGAACGTCCGCTGCAACCGCTATCTTGGCGAAGTGGACGGACGATACCATTTCAAGTGCGACAGATGCAAGGGCGTTATCGAAGGAGACACAAGGGAAGGATGGGTGAAAATCATCCATCCACCCGAAAAGTAAATAGCTTTTGAAGCGCAGTTTTGGCGCAGTGAGATAGACCTTAACAGGTTTGTCTTGCTGCGCTTTTTATTTTGCCGGAAAGGAGGAACACATGGCTGAGTATCAGATTGTAGTTGACGGCTTTTTGAATAATCCGCTGACCGGACGCAGACCGATTGAAACGCCGGAGACGGAAATCAATCGGGAGAACGTGCTGAAAGTGGTAATGGGCAAAGCAGAGCCTATTCATCTGCTAAATAAGAACGAGATTCGCTTTCTGCACAACTACTACTTGGGTAGCCAGCCTGTCCTCCATCGCACGAAAGAGTACCACGCTGAAATCACCAACCGCATTGTAGAGAACCATGCCAATGAATGCGTGGGCTTCTACACAGGTTACATGAGTGGCACTCCTTGCTCTTATGTGCGGTCTGAAACGGCAACTGGTGACGGTGAGGAAATCGCTCGCCTGTCCAACGCCTTGCAGTATGAGGGAAAGGATGCGCTTGATCGGCGGCTCTGGCAGTGGATGTTGGAGTGCGGGCAGGGATACCGCATCGTTCTTCCTGACAAGGGGTATGGTGGCAACTACCCGGACGAAACGCCCCTGCTGGTGGACGTTCCAGACCCGGACATGGCGTATGTGATTTACAACTCCGGCATCGGTCACAAGCCGATTGCCAACGTGCTGCACATTCCACGCAATTATCAGAACGACTTGAACGACCTGATTTGCGTGTACACGCCAAACCAGTACTTTGAAATCGACAACGGCAAGGTCACAAAGTCTGAGAATCACTCTCTGGGAATGTTGCCTATGGTCGAATATAAGCTCAACCCGGAGCGTATGGGTCTGTTTGAACCCGCTATCCCTGTGTTGGATGCCATCAACGACCTTGAAAGCAACCGGCTGGACGGTGTGGCGCAGTTCATCCAGTCCATCATGGTGTTTACCAATTGCCTTGTGGACAAGGGTGCTCTTGACAAAGTAAAAGAGCTTGGCGCAATGTGCCTGAAATCCACTTCTGGTCTGCCTGCTTCCGTTTCGCAGATTGCGAATGAGCTTGACCAGCAGCAGAGTCAAACCCTGCTTGACTCCATGTTGAACGTGTACCGCAGTCTGACTGCCATGCCAAGTGCCACTGGCAGCGAGAATGCAACGTCCGACAACGTGGGTGCAGTTATCGTCCGCAACGGCTGGAATCACACAGAAGCAAGGGCACAGCAGTACGAGAATATGTTCAAGTACGCTGAACGCCAAAGCCTGTCTGTGATGCTGAAAATCCTGCGTGATACGGCTGGTTCTAAGTTGATGGCAAGTGACATCAACATCAAACTGCCGCGCCGTCAGTACGATAACCAGCAGAGCAAGGTTCAGATTTTTGCACAGATGCTCAGCCAAAGCATTGACCCGCAGTTGGCGTTCACAACGCCTGGTCTGTTCCCCGACCCGCAGGCTGCTTACGAAATGAGTAAGCCCTTCCTGATTGCCGCTGGCAAGCTGGGCGAGGATGGAAAAGCGCCGAAGCCGCAGGAACAGCCTGTAGACCATATTGTTGACGCTAACAAAATGATGAACGAACAGGCCGACGAAAAGAACGGAGGGGAAAAATGAATTTTGCAAGTGCTTTGTTTTCTCTTAAACGAGGTCGTAAAATCAAGCGTCATCATTGGACTGGTTATTGGTGCTTGGGGACTAAAGACTCTAAAAAGCCTTATGTCGAAATGCACTGTTACGATGGCAAGATTGTAAATCTTGTTGATTCAGAAGATATTTTGTACACCATGGAAAATATGGCATGTGACGATTGGGAAATCGTTGATGAATGGAAGTAAAGGTTTTCGCCTTTGCATATTCCGGCAGGGAAGCCGGGATACAAATTTCGCAGCGTTGCAGGGAAGCAACGGTAAAAAAACGCAGGAGGAAATTAACGATATGAAACTCAATGTGTTGCTTGGTGATGCTTACAAAGATGGCATGACCGCCGATGAAATCATTTCTGCGCTGGAAAAGGTTGCAGACCCTAGCGCAGAGGTCGAGAAGCTGCGTAACGCCGTGACAAAAGCCAATGGCGAAGCCGCTGAGTACAAGAAGCAGCTCAAAGCAAAGCGCACCGATGACGAGAATGCCGCACAGGAACAGGCTGACAGGCTGGCAGAGATGCAGAAGCAAATTGAAGCCCTGACTGCCGACAAGGAAAACCTCGTCAAGGAAAAAACCCTTGCGTCTTACCGTGAAAAGTTCGTTGCGCAGGGTTATGACGCTGAACTGGCTGGCAAGGCTGCATCTGCACTGGCTGACGGCGACATGGACAAGGTGTTTAAGTTCCAGTCGGAGTTTATGACCGCCCATGACACCGCATACAAGGCTTCCCTGCTGAAGGATATGCCCACGCCTCCGGGTGCGGATGGCAAGGGTAGCTCTGACAGCGAAGGTGTGGCGTTTGCCAAGAGCCTTGCAGAAAGAAAGAATGCCGAAAATAAGGCATCGAATGACGCAATGAACGCTTTCCATTAAGGAGGAAAACATGAAGTATACCACTACTCCGGTATCGGCTCCTGAAAGCACTATTCTGGCTGCTGATACCTACGTTGCCATTCCCTTTACTGTGACCGAAACCGATGTTGTAAAGGCTGGCTATCCCATGGCAAAGACTGGCAAGAAGGCTTCTGCCACTACCGGGGTTTCCGATGCAGCAGTCACCGATGCCATTGGCATTCTGCTGCACACTGTTGACCCTTCCGTCAACCCAAATGGCGCACTGCTGATTCAGGGCGTTGTTGACCAGAAAAAGGCAAAGGCGAGTTCTGGCTTTTCCTTTACTGCTGATGACGTTGCCGCTCTGCATAAGGCTGTTCCCGCAGTCTTTTTCCGTGACAACATCGGCACTAATGCTTAACGGAGGTAAAAAACATGGATTTTCAGAAATATTTCACTTCCGATGCACTTGCTGAGTATTGGACGAACGATATTACCAACGCGCAAGCATTCGGCTCTGATGCCCTGTTTCCTCCGCGCAAGAAAGCTGGTCTGGAGCTGAAGTGGATTCGCGGTCATAAGGGCGTTGGCATCTCCCTGATGCCGAGTGCATTTGACACGAAGGCGACCTTCCGCGAGCGCAAGGGCTTTAAGATGTCTGAAACCGAGATGCCGTTCTTCCGTGAGGGTTTCCACATTGACGAGAAAGACCGCCAGATGCTGATGGAGATTCAGAACAGCAAGAGCACTTTTGCGGAGGAAATCATCAGCCGAATTTTCGATGATGCCGCAGAGCTGATTACTGGTGCTCGAATTGTTCCTGAACGTATGGCATGGCAACTGCTTTGCCCGGAGAACGGCAAGCCCGGCATTACCATCAAAGCGAACGGCGTGAACTACATCTACGATTACGACCCGGATGGTACTTGGCAGGCAAAGAATTACAAGGCTCTTACCGGCAAGGCGAAGTGGGACGTTACCACTTCGACTCCCCTTACCGATTTCGCCACTGCGAAGGATGCGATTGCTGCAAATGTTGGCGAAACCATCACTCGCGCCTACATGAACACCAACACTCTGAATAAGATGATTGCTTCTGACGAGGTGAAAAACCGTTTCATGACGGTTACGGCAAAGTCTATTGCCGTGCTTACCCAGAGTGAAGCACGAGCTCTGATCGAGCAGACTACCGACATTAAGATTCATTTGTTCGACAAAATGTATCAGCCTGAAGGCGGTGGCGATTCCGTTAAATATATCCCGGATGGCTATGTTGTTCTGGTTCCTGATGGTAAGGTCGGCGAGATGTGGTATGGCACTACTCCCGAAGAGGCAGACCTCCGTGCGGGCATGACGAACGCTTCTGTTTCTATCGTAAACAACGGCGTTGCAGTCACCACTATCAAGGAACCTCACCCCGTCAACACAAACATCATTGCATCCGAAATTGTCCTGCCGTCCTTCCAGAAGATGGACGCTGTGTACTGCATCAAGGCTTACTAAGGCGAAAGGAGAAAAGCAGCATGGGAGACCAGTATTCCGAAGCGGCAGTCAAGCTGGGGCAGTACATTGCCCCTGCACTTGACCGTGAAATCACGGACGAGGACTACCCACTCTTCGACCTGCTACTTGATTTCGCCAAAGACAAGATATTTGCACAGGGCTATCCCTTCGGCAACAGACCGGACGAGCTGCCCTTGCAGTATCAGTCGTTGCAGATACGCATTGCAGCGGAACTGTACAACCACATCGGCGCAAACGGGCAGACGAGCTATACCAACAACGGCATTACTCGTGTGTGGGAAAGCTCCGATGTGGCACAGTCCCTGTTGAATGATGTGGTTCCGAGAGTAGGTGTTATCGGCTGATGTTCAATGGAAGCCCGCTGGACAAGCGCCCACTTTGGTATTCAAACCCTGTTGGCGAGAAAACGCCTGTTGTGGACGAATGGGGAAACGAAACCGGCGAAACATCGCAGACGTGGAGTGACCCTGCAAAGCTGATGTTGAACGTCAGCCCGCCTACCGGTTCTGCGGAAGCAAGCCCTTTTGGAGCGTTTACGGATTACAGCTATGTGGTCAGTTCGTCCAGCAGAAAGCATAACACTCCACTTTATGAGGGTACGCACGTCTGGTTTCAGACGGACGTTTCAAAGCCCTTCAACTACATTGTGGTCAAAGTCGCAGAGCATATCACGGACACGTTGTATGCGCTGAAAGAGGTGGCTGCAAGTGAAAATTAAAGTGAGGTTGAGTGATGCCGGACTTCGTGATGCGGAACGTCAGATACAGGAGCACAAGACCACCCTGAACAAAAAGGCACAGGAGTTCGCAAAGGCGTTGGCTGACAAAGGGCTTGACGTGGCAAAAGTTCGCTTTGCTAATGCTCAATATGCTGGAAGTAACGATGTCTCTTGCCGTGTTGAGCAGAACGGAAACACCTGTACCATCGTTGCAGAAGGCAAGGCGGTTGCTCACATCGAATTTGGCACCGGCGTTACGCATCAGGGATGGGGCGCTGCCGGAACGGTCGGCCCGCTCCCTTTGCCTGACAACATTGGTGAGCATGGCACATACGGTAAGGAAAACGGCAAGCATAAGCGCTGGTACTACTACGGCGACCCCGGCAATGCCGGAACCTATGTAGATACCGTTCCCGGCAAAGGTCAGTTGAATTACACCAGCGGCAACGATGCGGCCATGGCTATGTGGGGGGCTGTTGAAGAAATGGCTTCTCAGGTAGAAGCAACGTGGAGGGAGGTCTGGAATAGTTGATTGATTATTTCAATTCCATCTTCACGGCTGTTGCCACGGAACTGCGAAAACAAGTCCCCGGCATCTTTGTCACCGGTGAAATCAATGACAGCAACGTCAAAAAGTTTCCATGTGTGCAGATAGAGGAAAACAGCAACCTCCCGGTTCATTTGGATTCTGCCAGCCGAAGCAAGTATGCTGCCGTTTCCATGCGTGTGCGTGTCTACTCCAACAAAACCAGCGGACGCATTGCAGAAGCCCGCTCCATTGTGAGCATTGTGGATTCTGTATTGGAACCACTCAATTTCTATCGAAAATCGTTTGCCCCGTTGAATGGGCTGTACAACAATTCCGTCTATCGGATTGATTGCAGCTATGGGGCAACAATCGGAGAGGACGGAATGATTTACCGAAACTAAGGAGGTAAACATTCTATGGCAACTGGAATTTCCAGCTACGGAATTACTCTTTATGAAGGAACTTCCGGCACTATGACCAAACTGTGCGACATCAAGGATTTCCCTGACTTGGTTTCTGACCCGAACCTTTTGGATGTCACTACTCTTTCTGACCCCATGCAGAAGCAGATTTTTGGCATCAACCAGTCTGATCTTAAACCCTTTAACGCATTCTACAACAAGACGGATTACGCCGCCGTTACCGAGCGTGGCTACAAGGATTCGGACGGTGAACTCAATGCAACGCATCATTATGCTCTGAAGTTCTCTGATGGTTCTGGGTTTACTTGGGATGGTATGCACCAGTGCGGTATGTCCGGCGCAGGCGTTGATGAACCGTTGGAGTTCCCCATCAACATTATTTTCCTGAGCAAACCCAAATGGGCTGAAACGGTTTCCCTTGACGTTAGCTAATACATCTTAATCAAATCAATCAAACCGGGCAGAGCTGAACATCGGATTTGGTTCTGCCCCTATTTATAAAGGAGAGCATTTATTATGGCTGCTAAGGTTATCAACTTTCATTCCCCCGATGGCAAGAACACTTATGAGCTGACCTTCACCCGTGACAGCGTGGAAGCCACCGAACGCGCAGGCTTTCAGATTGGTCAGTATACCCAGATGACCAACCTGCTGTCCAACTCCCGCGCCCTGTTCTACGGTGCGTTCATTGCCCGGAATCGTGGCATCAAGCGTAAAGTCGTGGACGAAATGTTTGCCCACATCGACGAGAAGGAAGAGCTGATGGCTACGCTGCTTGAGATGTTCATGGACGCTTCCAAGTCTCTGCTGGCAACTGACACTGAGGACAAAACTGCAAAAAACGCAACGTGGGAGATTGTGTAACCGCACAATCTCAGGAACCAGACGGAGAGGGAGAGCCGTTCTCCTTCTCCAAGCTGTTCCACGATGTAGAAGCCTATTACATCTCCATCGGTATGACCTACGAGCAGTTCTGGCACGGCGATGTCTGGCTGGCTAAGGTATACCGTGACGCAGAGGAACTGCGAGAACGCAGAGCCAATGCAGAAGCATGGAGAAACGGTTTTTACATGGCATCTGCGCTTTCCTCTACAGTTGGCAATATGTTCCGAAAGAAAGGGTCTAAACCCATCAAGTACATGGATAGACCGATTCCCCTTACCCAAAAGGAGAAAGACGAGTATGAATACCAACGCGCAGTTGAGGCGCAGGAGCGAATCAAGAGAATGATGTTCTCTATGATGGAAAGTGATGGTGGTAGTGATGGCTGATGTTGATATTACGAGCTTATCCGTAGAGATTTCTGCGGAATCGCAGGGTGCAGAGCTTAATATCGACAAGCTCGCTACCGCCATTTCTAATTTGCGGACAAAGGGCAACGTTACAAAGGTTGTAAACAGTCTTGACAAGCTGGCTAGTTCTATTGCAACGCTGAAACAGGCATCTGCCGGAATGTCTGGGCTGGACAAAATTACCAGCTTTCTGAATGGACTTTCCAACGTCAACACGACCGCAAGCGCAAAGAGCATCAACACGGTCGTGAATGCAATCAAGAAGATTCCTTCGGCAGTCTCCGGCTTGAACGGTGTGGATTTCTACTCCATGTCTGGAAGCATCACTCAGCTCACTAATGCTTTGGCTCCTCTGTCCATTCTGGACGCATCGAACCTTAAAGCTCTTGGCAGCGCTTTCAATGCGATCGGGAAGGTTCCTGACCTGACCGACAAGCTGAAAGCCACCGACCTCGATTCTTTTGCAAGTTCTTGCCAGAAGATTTCCGTCGCCCTTACTCCCCTTGCATCTCAGCTCGACAAGGTGGGCAATGCTTTTGCAAAGCTCCCTCCGCAGTTGAGCAAAGTGGTCACACAGGCAAACCGCGTGACCGCAGCCAACGAGAAGCAGCGTAAGAGCTATCTCAGTCTGTCCAATCAGATGAACGGCTTTATGCGAAACATGGCAAAGCTGGTTTCGCTGAAAGCTATTGCTGAATATCTTGGCAACGCTGTTGCGAAGTTTAACGACTTCTATGAAGCAACAGACCTGTTTCATAATGCCATGGGCAATTTGAGCGGTGAAGCCGATACGCTCATTAGCAAGATGCAAGGCTTGCTTGGCGTTGACCCGACCAAAGCGATGACTTACATGGCTACCATCCAGAGCTTGGGTACTTCGTTTGGTCTGACCAGCGACAAAGCATACATTCTGTCTAAGAACCTGACTCAGCTTGCCTATGATGAAGGCTCCTATTGGAACAAAAACGTTGCGGAGACCTTTACTGCAATGTCCTCCGCAATCTCTGGCGAGATTGAACCTATTCGCCGTCTTGGTGTTGACTTGTCTCAGGCGCGGTTACAGCAGGAACTTCTTGCCCTAGGCTTTAACAAGCAGGTTTCTAGCCTGTCTCAGGCAGATAAGGCGGTTCTTCGTTATATCGCCATTATGAAGCAGACTGCCAATGTGCAGGGCAACCTTGCACAGACCATCCAGAGCCCTGCGAATCAGATTAAGATTCTGAAAGCCCAGCTGGATATGCTGGCAAAGTCCGTTGGTTCTCTGCTCTACCCTGCCCTGAAATCCATTCTCCCCCCACTGATTGCCGCCGTGCAGCTTATCCGAGAGTTCGTTGAGTGGGTTGCAAAGCTGATGGGTGTAAAGGTTGTGTTCACCGATTTTACCAAGAGCGCTGACAGCGTTGGCGGCGTTGGCGATGCAATGGATGACACTGCCGATTCCACAAACAAAGCTGCCAAGGCCCTCAAAAACTACACGATGGGCTTTGATGAGCTCAACATCATCGACCCAACGCAGGGAAGCTCTGGCTCTGGCAGCGGTGCATCTGCTGGCAATATCTTGGGCGACGTAGACCTGTCCGGTTACGATATGTTCAAGAATTATGTTGGCACGTCTGTGGACGAAATTAAAGAGAAAATCAGGGGCCTTCTTCCTTTGATTGAATCTATTGCGGCGGCATTTGCTCTTTGGGAACTTGGAAAGTTCATCAAACAAATCGGAGAAGTCATTACAGGCATGAACGGCATTCAAAAAGCCGCTGCCATGATTGCTATCCTTGTTGTAGAGTGGTCGCTTGTTCAGAAGTTTTCGGACGATTTCTTGAAAACAGGAGATACGACAAAACTGTTTTTTGAATGGCTCGCTACGGTTGCCGCTGCCATTGGTGGTTATGCTTTTTTTGGCGCAGAAGGCGCTTCTATTGCATTCGTCGTCAGCTCCGTTGTCCAACTGGAATCTATTAAAACCACTCTTGCGGAAGGAAAAGTGAAAGCAACGGATGCTTCCGTTTGGATGCAAGGCATTAGCGCTGCTGTAACAACTGGAATTGCTGGCGCAGTGTTTGCTAAAACTGTTACAGGATTTTCACTTGGCCTTTCTGTTGGCGCTGTTCTCGCTTTGTCTGCCATTACTTATGGCGGCACAAAAGGCGGCTCTATTAAGCCCGGTGATTCTATTGATGCGCTTTTGACTGCATTGACGGCGGCTGCTGGCGGTCTTGCTGGTGTCACACTTGCTTTGGCTGCTGGTGCATCCGCACCGATTGCCGGTGCGGCACTTATTCTCGGTGTTGGCGTTGGCATTGTTCTGGAACAGCTTGGTATTACCTTTGGCGAAAAAGACCGAATCAAAGATGTTGAAGATTATATCAAGCGCTACGAGGATGCGGGCTATACAACCCTTGCGATTCACTATCGCTTGAAAAATCTTGGCTTCTCTGATAACGAAATCAGTATGGCCGAACAAGGCATTGATTCTACTTTTGAGATTTTCCGATATACGTTTAACGAAAAACTAGAAGCTCTCAATGAGTGGTGGAACCAAAAATGGGAAGGTTTCAAGGAGAACATTAGCAAATCTTGGGACAATCTCAAGGATTTTGCATCTGACTATTGGGAAAACAGTTCTCTGATTCATGGTCTTATTGAACAGACCAAGCAAAATATCGCCGACTTGAAAGAAACGCTCGGCACTATTCGAGAAGCGTTTGACCAGAAAGTTAAAGACATTGAAGAAAGCGCCGCAAATGCTGGAAGAGCTGCTGCGGAATGGGTAAATGGTGTTCTGAGTAAGTTTAGAGAAAAACGTGACGAGTTCTTCAATGCTGGCAAAAACCTGATTCAAGGTTTTATCGACGGCATCAAAAATTTGAAAGAACAAGCCATTAGTAGCGTTACCGGTATTGCCACTTCTGCTGTTGATAAGTTCAAATCTCTTCTCGGCATCCACTCCCCTTCTACTGTGTTTGCGGAGATTGGCGATTTCTTGATGCAGGGCCTAGTACAAGGCGTTGAGAACGCGAAAGATTATGTAAATACCGCGTTCAATGTGATGGGCGCACAGGCCGTCAATGCTGCTACAACTGGATTGGGTCTCAACACTGGCGCATTCAATGCGATGGGGCAGGCTGCCGCCGCACAAACTGCGGAAGGTATGAACACGCAAGTTCCATCTACAGCTTCTCTATTTGGCTCTGCTGCTACCTACTTTGGGACAACCTTTTGGGCAAACCTTGATTCCGAGTGGAACAACGTAAACAAAGCGATTCAAACGGATACGATTGGCAGTATCCAAACGTTATTCACCGCAATTAAAGACGGCAATCTTGAGAAAATTGCAACATGGTCTGCTGCATATTTCTATCACAATCTGAACGATGAGCAAAAAAAACAGATTCAAACATTTGCTCTGACTGCGCTTTCGAATCTGTCCACGTCCTTGAGCGGAGTTTTTACCAACCTGTCTCAGCTTGCTTCTGGGTTCATTGGAATGTTTGTCCCTTCTCTTGCAACTGCAACGACTGCACAAACCGGGCTGAACGTCGCAATGGACGCAAACCCGATTATGCTTGTCATTTCTCTTATCGGAATGTTTGTGGGTGCATTGGTGAACATGGTTAATAAAAACGGCGATGCCGCGAACTCCATGAAGAAAGCATGGAACGGATTTGGAGACTTCGTGTCGCTTGTCTTTGAAGGCGTTCTTCGAGTGCTTGGGTCTACCATTCAAGGCTTTATCAGCGCTATCAATGTTGTTATCGATGCTTATAATAAGCTCGCTAACAGCAAAATCGGAAGAGGTCTTGGAATGGGCTCGATGAGCAGGCTCTCCAATCCGCTGTATGACTTTGCTGACAAGATTGCTCAGAAGCGCAGAGATAACCAGGCGGCCAGAAAGCTGGCAGAGGAACAAGAAAAGCTTAAGAACGACGGCAACAGGGATTACAACTCCGAATACGAAGAGTTGATGCGCCAGCAACAAGAAACGCTAAATAGCCTAAAGGAAAAGTATAATTTTACGACGCCTAGCTATACACCTTCGAGTTCTAACTATCCTAGTTACAATCCTAGCTATCCTAGCTATACGCCTTCGAACTCTAACTATCCTAGTTATAATCCTAGCTATACGCCCAATTACCCAAACTACAATCCATCTGATTATCCAGGTACGAAAGAGTGGGATAAAAACAACGGCACGTCCTCCGGCTCTTACGGTGGGAGCGCGACCGTAACGGTCGATTTCAACGAAGAGGAAATGCGTGAATCTGTCTACAATGGCACTTACAACGCGTTCCTTGACATCTTCCAGCGGTACGGCGACGAACTGACCGGAGGAAAAGAACTCAAAATTTATCTAGACGGCAGACAGCTTACGGCTTCTGTCGAAAAAAATCAGAACGCTCGTGGAATGTCGCTGATGGGCAACGAAGTCTATAGTTATTAACGGAGGTGACGGCTTATGGCAAGCATTCCTGCTTTGGTTACGGTGAACGGAGCAGAACTTCCGGAGCCGTCCTCTTATAGCGGGACGACAAGCACCATTGTGGATTCCGGACGAAACGTAAAAGGTAAAGTGGTTGGCGCTGTTGTGCGGCATGATGTTGCAAAGGTTGCTCTGAAATGGAACTATTTAACCGCACAGCAGTGGGCAACTATCCTGAGTTTGTTTACTACAAACTTTTACTGCACTGTACGTTTTTATAACCAGACAAAGGCAGGATATGACACCCGACAAATGTACGTTTCCGACCGAACAGCTGGTATGTGGCGCAGGAGCCCGAAGAACGGAAATGTAATGGGTTGGACGGATTGTTCTCTTTCTCTGGTGGAGGTGTAACGCATGGTACAACCTTCTCAGAGATGGCTGGACAAATTCAACGAAACACTGGTTCCGGAGACATTCGTAAAAATCACCTACGCAATTACGGAACCGGGCTTACAGGAAGATGCAATTCCAAGCACGAACGGAGAGGTCTCGTTCAGTGATGTTTCGTCCGTTGTAAAGAACGAAAGCCTTGGTTATACAAAGTACGCTACTGGTGAGCTGAATTTTGTTCCGCTTGACGGAACGTTTCAAATCCCGTTTGCGAATGTTCCGGAAAGTACACTTTACACGCTGACAACGCCTGAATATGATGCTTTGACGACATCCGATAACGATGTTCTTCTCTGCAATTTGTTCATTTATCCGGAAGAAGCCGGTTATGTCAGTGAGTTTTGTGTTTCGGACAGCTATCACCCCAAAATCACGCTTTCGTTCAGTAAACTTCACACAGCCAAGATACCGGGCGTGACGATCACATGGTCGCAGACGTGTAATGAGTGGGCAACCAGCTTCAAACTGACAGCCTATTCCGGGAAAGCGGTCGTTTCAACAAAAACGGTTCAGAACAACGATTCCGTTCTGTCTGAAGTAGAGTGGGAAATTTCCGGATACGATTCAGTATCTCTTGAAATCATCTCGTGGTGTATTTCAAACCGGCGCGCTCGTTTGGAAAAAATCCAACTCGGCCAGTTCATTGTGTTCGAGAAGAACGACATTTTCTCGTACACGCATGAGTCTTCCCGCGACCCGATCAGTGGACAGTTACCAAACGACAGCATTACGTTTACAGTCGATAACAGCCAGCAGAAGTGGAACCCCATCAACCCAGAAGGGCTTTACCGGTATCTGTATGAACGCCAGCAGATTTCTGTTCAGTACGGAATGGATGTTGACGGCACAACCGAATGGATTGACGGTGGAAAGTTTTTCTTGTCGGAATGGAGCGTTCCTGCAAACAGCATCGAAGCAAGCTTTACAGCGCGTGACGCGTTTGCATATCTCATGGTTTCCAACTACACAGGTCGTATGTATGGGACGCTGTATGAGATGGCATACGATGCGCTGGAACTTCTCAGCGACAGCATTGCAACATTCCGGATTTCGGAAGAACTGAAAAATTACAGTACGGATATCACAAGCCAGAGCAAGGGCGATTACAAGGATTCGGATATTCTTCAAATGGTTGCAAATGCTGCTGGCATGGCAATGTATCAGACACGCGAAGGCGTCATCGTGCTTGACCGCATTCCGGATATTTCCACCGCATCTGCAAACCTTGCTGGTGAAATCGGAATCATCAACAATTTCAGCTGGCCTGAGATTACCTTCTCTTCTCCGCTCAAAAATGTTTCTTGTACGGTAAACGTGAAGTCTGGAAGCAGCTCTGAGAGCAAAGAGCATTCTTATCCAAGCAATCCTTCTGGTGAAGGTGCAACGCAAACGATCAGCAATGAGATGTTATCTGAAAGCATTCTCGCTCAGCCGAAGAATGCGTTGACTGAATCCTATAAGGTCTTGTCGAACCGCAAGAAAGTTTCTTTGAGCTACCGTGCAAGCCCGCACTTTGATGCCTTGGACTATGTTCTGATTCATCACCAGTTTGGATATTCTTCTGTTCTTCTGACTACTCGGTTCAGCTATGAATACTCTGGCTGTTTCCACGGAACGGTGGAAGGATACCTTTTGGAAGGAGCTGATGTGCGTTGAGTAACTGGATAACCGACCGGACACAATCAGATGTTGACCGTGTGAAGGCTCTTGCTGAAAAAGCAAAAGCCGGAACATGGACGGAAGGGGAACAGCTTGAATGGGCCGCTGGCATGAAAGGCGCACTGAGCTATCTCGACTACAACCGCATCGAAAGCGGCGTTCAGGAAATCGCGGATGTTCTTCACGCAACGATATCCGTAAAAACCGACTGGGGTACAAATGGCTATCTGACAACTGCGGATGCCGCACGTTGGATTGATAACATCCAAATCCTTCGTGCAAGATGTAACGGTGTTGATTCCAGCCCAAACACGCCCGAAAAGCTGGACTATTTGCATTTTACCGTGATAAATCAGGTGGAACAAATTTTGCTCGATGTCGAAATGCTGGCAAAAGACCGCTTGCTTTATTGCTCAGAGCCGATATGTGGAGGTGAACCCTATTATGCACTTTGTTGACAGGCAAGCAAAGTATCCGAATCGGTGGACAATTATCCATGCAGATAATACGGCCGAAGTCGTGAAGCTCATCCGCAACGATGAGCCAGTCGTTGAAGGGACTCCGATGAACGCCGCTACTCTGAATACTCTGAGCGATGTTGCTGGTGCGGACATTGCGAAAGAAGCCGCAGAGAAAGCCGCAGAGAACGCAAAAGCTTCTCAAGACGCATCAGCTCGTTCTGAGTCCGCCGCTGCTACAAGCGCTCAAAACTCCGAAAACTCCGCGAAACGAGCGGATGCGAAAGCTGCATCTGCCGCAACAAGTGAAAAAAACGCAGCATCCAGCGCAAGCGCAGCGTCCAAGTCTGCGGCGGAAGCAAAGTCCAGCCAGACCGCCGCCGCAAGCAGTGCTATAGCTGCCGCCAAAAGCGCATCTGCGGCATCCGAAAGCCAGAGTGCCGCAGCATCCAGCGCGTCAGCGGCCAAAGCGTCCCAGACCGCCGCCAAAACCAGCGAGACCAACGCCGCCGCCAGCCAGAAAGCGGCCGCTTCCAGTGCGTCCTCTGCCGCGTCCTCCGCAAGCGCGGCGAAGACCAGCGAAACGAACGCCGCCATCTCGGAGGCCAACGCCCTGCGCTATTCTCAAGAGGCCGGAGCTAAAGCCAATACGGATAAGACCCTGAGCATCGCCGACGCACCCGCAGACGCAAAGGCCACCGGTGACGCGCTTGACAGCATCATGCTGATGCTCGTGACCGGCAACCTGACATTTGGGCTGTACACCAGTACCGGCGACGTCCTGTGCGCGTCGGACGGAAACGCGCTGACTGCAAATAAACGTATTTAAGGAGGACAAATTATGGCAAATGTACCGATCACAAGCTTGCCGGAAGCCACTTCGCTCAGCGCGAATGACTATCTGATTTTGCAGAGCGAAAGCACACAGAAAATCAAGTGGTCCGTATTGCTGGATAAGCTCTATCCGGTAGGTTGCATCTATCAGAGCGCCAAGGCTACCAGCCCCGCGAGCTTTCTGGGCGGCACATGGGAGCAAATCAAAGACCGCTTTATTCTGGCCG